CCGCGCCGCCGCGCGCGCCGTCGGCATTTCCGCGACGAGCGTGCGCCGTATCCTTTGCCGTGTTCAGGCCGCGCCGCGCGAAGCGGGCCCAGTCCGCCTTCAGCGGCCGCGAACCTGTGAGAACGGTCACACGACTTACTTCGATCCATGCGTGCTATGTTGGTGCCAAATGGCGCCAGCAAGGCCTCGGGTAAGCCGGCGATCGTACCGCTCGCCAGCGGCCCGTCAGGCCCGCGACCGCACGCCGACGCTAGCACTGCGAGCAGATCACCAGCGTCGGTTGGATGAGATCCGTCGGAAGCGGCAGGCAGTAGGCGGTATGCAGCAGGCGGAAGGCTAAATCCTGACCCTCGACTCCTGACTCCTCCCCAACCACAAACCACCGAACCCTAAACCCCGCCCAATGCTGCTCCACGGCCTATCATCCATCGCCGCCGGAATGCTACTCGGGCTGCTGGCTGCCTGGTTCGGCCTGCGGCGGATCTATTACGCCGGGCGGGTAGCCGGCTATCTCGAGGGCCGCAATTTTTTAGCCCGCCGGCGGCAGCTCGTCAGCACCGGCGTGTTCGTCGACGGTCAGCCACTCGAGGACTGCTGCTGCGTCTGGCTCGAGACCAACGGCTTCACGGCCGACGAGCGGGAGCGGATCGCGGTGGGCGAGCACATCGAACGAGTCGAGAAACTGCCCATCGATGGGCGGTTTGAGTGCTGACGCGCAGCAGGCAGCCGGCAGCGGGCGGAATAATTCTCGGAATTTTGGTGCAGCCGTCTTGACAATTCCGCCGACGTTGGCATAATAGTGGCATGACGCGGACGATTGAGCCGCGAGCCGCCGACTGGCGAAGTCGGAGTTGGCCCCGCAAGGGCCGGGAGAAATGAACGATGACGACAGCCATCAAAATCAACAGCAACAACTGGACGCAGTTCAGCGCCCAAGGCTATGTCCAAGTCCACAATCTCCAGGTGCGCGAACTGGATGATGGGACTGTGCGGATCGGTGGCGGTCGCTACCGACGCGACGAGCTAATAGTCACGACTGACGACAGCGGCAAGCCCTGCCGAATCGACCACGCTGCCGGTGCGTGGTATCTCGAGCGCTAACCGATCTCTCGCCCGTCGCCGTGCCGGCGCAACCGGCCAAAGACAAGCGGCGGCGGGCAGCTTTTGCACCAACACAACGACACACATAAAGGGTGAGACGATGATGACGACCTTGAATGACCGACTAATCCCAACCGCCTACGACCTTGCTTCACGCGGAGCAATTGCGATGGCCGAGCAAGACCGATTCGCCGCACTGCACTTAGACACCGAGCAGGGCACGCAATTCCGCAAGCTGTGTGAGCAAGTGCGACGCTGCCAGATTTCTGGCCAGCCGCTCCTAGATAAGATCGTTGCGATTTTCTAGACGCATGAAAAAAGCCAATCGCGGAAAGTCGCTGCACTGAGCGAATGCAAACCGTCCCTGTCAACGCTTCAATGGGGCCGCGATGGCTGGTGCGAAGGATAGCACGCCGTAGCCACTCAAGCAAGAAAAATCCATGATCACCACCCAAATCGCAGCTCTCGAGCTCGGCCTCTCCGTGCGGCAGGTCAACGCGCTCTGCCAACAGCACGGCATTGGCCAGATGGTCAACCCGCGGTTGCGCGTGCTGACTAAGGCCGATATTGCGATACTGAAAAAGGTCCGGCAGCCGGTCGGTAATCCAACCTTTCGGGCGCGGGCGGCCAAGCAGTAACCGCTATTGGGATTCGATGAATGCTTATCCGCGTGGCTTACATTAAGCGAGGAACTATCAGCAATGGCTGCCAAGTCGCAGCGAAAATGGATGTCGATGTCTTGCCCCGTGTTGGTGACACAGTGTTACTGAGCGACCATCATGCGCAATTGATTCGCGACTTTGACCCTTACTGTAGGCCACTCGCCGTACGTCGATTCTCGGTGATCGGAGTCGAGCACAAATGGGATCGGTTGGCCGCCCCACTGGTTGACGTGATTATTTCGACCCTACGCAGCGAGGAAATCACCGCATGACACGGACGTCTAAAGGATTTCCGGCCTACTGTCCACAAGCAATCTGCTCCAACAGCCACCGTACCGCATCCGCCTTACTTTGGACGAGGCGGCCGTTAGCCAGCCGGGTTTCCGCTAGGCCCGCTTGCAGTCGGGTCAGGCCTTCCGACTGGAGCGCAGTCAGTGACTGGATCTGCACATGTCGCGTGCGGTAGCCGGGGAGGATGGGGCGCACCGGGGCTTCGATCGACACCATGCACGGAGGTTCGGGATCAGCGGTCGGTGGTTGGGGAGCAATCAATTCTGCATTGTCTGCCGGTACCGCCTCGCCCGATTCGTCGATGTCGGCCGAGTGCAATTCCTCGACCGACAGCTCTTCGACCGATGGAAGGTTTGGTAGGGTTTTCGCAGCTCGTCGCTTGCTCATGATTCTCGCTCCGTTAAGAGATACGGCATACCAGACGGCGTGCGGAAGACGTTCCGCTCTTCATCGGGCACAGTGGTGATGGTCGGGGTTTGTGCCGTCGGCTTCTTGCCAGCCATGCGCGTCAGCCAGACATCGTGGGCGAACGAGCAGTTTGCGAGGTTGTCGAACCAGTGGTTGTCGCGGCGAAGCTTGACCCACATCTTTTTCCAGCCGACTTCGGGCACGAACTGTTCGCGCCATTCTTCGGCAGTGACGTGGCTGGCCAGCGTTAGATGCTGATGCAGATGCTCTTGCCGGAAGATCGACAGCGATAGATCGCGCAGCTCGCGATCGTCGTTGAACGTGGGGGTGAGAAACCCGCGGTGCACCTGCAGTTTCCAAAAGTCGGCGTCGAATCCGTAGAGCCAGATGCTGTATTCGGCTTGGTACGAAATCCACCAATGGTTGCCGACGATGCGCGTCTTGCTGTCTTTGCCGGGCTTCCAAGGGGCCGTGCCCGAGCTTTCGCCGAAACCTTTGGCCGCGATGAACGGAGCGCCGCCGACGTCGCGAATGAACTTGTAAACGACGTCGTGCCAGTCGCCGGCGTCGACCACGGCCAGGTCGACGTCGGCCACTTCACCGCGCTCGTCGTGGTAGGGCGAATCGAGCAACATCGTTCGCCAATGAATTAACGCGTTGTAGATCGACTTTTTGACCGCGTCGTCGTGATGGGCGCCGGGGACTTCCAGCACGTCGAAGCGGTCGTAATCGATAACCAGGCCTGCCCGGCCAGCCATCCACGCCGTGGTGGTGTAGTGGCAGCGACTCTTGCCGAGGTCGAGGTGGGCGACGAGCGCTACGCGATCGCGTGGGGCCAAACAGCGATCGAAATCGCACTGGCGGTCGGCGACCAGCTCGGGCGTGATGCCGAGCGTCTCGGGCGCCGTGTCGGGGGGCGGATCGTTCTGGAATTCGGCCTGGAATGCATCCAGGCCGATGCGGGCAATCCAATTGAGCGCATGCTGCAAAGTTGTGATTTCGAGCGGCTTGCCGTCCTTGCCCGGCTTGGTCACATAGCGGTGCGGATTGGCGACTTTGCTCCCCTTCTCGATCTCTTTGCGGTGTCGCTTGTAGAACGCCAGCGCCTTGCGGCCGTCCTCGTCGCCCGTGCTTTGGCCCTCTTTGTAGAGCCGGATGTACTCCTGCACCAAATCCTCGCGATCGGGCATGCGCTCGACGAGCGGGAACCGCATGCCGTTCCACGTCGGGCAGATTTTGGGGTTGGTCAATCGATCGGCGAGCGACTGGGCGACCTGGATCGTGACGAGCGCGACGCGAGCGATGCTCTTGCCCGGTCCGCCCAGGCCGGCCAGCTCGCGGTCGATCTTGTCCATCCGCTTTTTGACCTGTTTTGGGTTGCGGGCGCTGTCGTCGGTTTCGGGGTCGTCGACGAGGACGAAATCAGGCCGTGTCGTGAGATGCTTCATGCCGCGGATGCGGCCGTGCAGGCCGCGGGCGGCGAAGATGGCGCCCGAGCAGACGCTGCCCTCGACGGTCGGCAGCACGATCAGTGACTTTTGCCATTTGATGGCCGTCGGCGTGCCGTCGACGTTTTGCTTGGCCGCGCGTCGCGATTCGCCCTCGAGCGCCCAGATCGGATCGCAGACTTCGGGATAGTCGGCGGCTAAGACGTCGTTGTGTTCCAGCTCGTGTTTGACGTTATCGATGATCTCCTGGGCATGTTCGCGGGTCGCGCCGACGGCGACGGGGAACGCTAGCACGCCGGTCAACACGGCGAACAGCAGGACGCCCTCGACGATCGACGTTTTGCCTTCGCCGCGTGGCGCCGCGATCGCCTGGTCGCCGCCGTGGCGAGCTCGATGGAGAACGGCCGAGATCATCGCTTCATGATGCTTGGTGAACGGGTGGTAGAACTTGTGGCCCAGGTAGGTCCGCAGCCACAAAAAGACGTCTTTTTCGCAGTTGGTTCGCCGGCGGCGATCGGCACAAGGCCGGATGGCCACCCCCTGCTCGCTGCGGCGGATGCGCCGCATCAGCAGTTTCTGCCGCTCGCGGTAGGTCATCTTCGCTGGCGGGGCGTCGACGGCCTTCAGGACCGGCTTGGCTCGGCTTTTCGCGGCTTTTTTCGCTGTTTTCTTCTTCGCCACAGGCCCCGCTCACTAACTAACTAGTTACGCATTTTCCGGGGCTTCGCACCGCTCCGCGGCCGGCACCCCCCGAGAGGGACCCGGGCAACTTTGCCGCGGCGTTGCGATATTGCGGCCGTCGATGGTCATCATGGGATACGTGAAGACCGTACACTATTGGAATAGATCTCGATGCACGGTCGCCGCGCCGCGCAGGATGGTGATCTTGCGACTGCTCTTGGTCATCCGCACCTTGTAGCGATAGTTCAGCGGCTGGTCGGGCGGGCTGGTCTCCAGCGTCGCGGTCTGGGCAGCGGTGGCCGTGAAGGTGAACACCGCATCCGTGTCATCCATTGCAGCGCTGCCATCCAGCACCAGCACGTCGCCAGCCTGGCCCAACACATGCGGCGCCGTGGGGCACAGGGCCAGATGGTACGAATCTCCATCAAGATCGGGGCCGGTGTAGTTGGCCACCCGCAGCACAATCTCGCGGTCATCCGCCGCGGCATAATCATCGCCTTGATCCAGTTCGATCGTACCGTCAGCCAACACCGTTGAATGCACGACGAACCGCATGCCAGCGAGCAAGCCCGCCACGGCCTGCGCAATCGCCGTGGTGTCGATCCCCAAGTCGCCAATCGCCGCGCTAATCTCCCCGGCCAGCGCCGAGATGTCTTCGCTCGACAGCTGCACATCGGTCTCAAGGTTGGCCAGGTTCAGCGCTTGCCCCTCGCTGCCCACGTTCAGCACGAAACGCAGAATCAGATACTTGCCCACCGTGCCTGTATCGCTCTCGCGCGTGCCATCGGGCAGCAAATCATCATGATCCGCAAACGCGACGATCGAATACGTTCCGGCCGGCAGCGTCGGCGGCGTCCAGGCATAAACACCCGTCCCCTTTGACGAGGCGGAAAGCTTTTCGGTCGCGGCCAGCAGCCCCGTGCGCCAGACGGCATCGGCGACCGTGGCCGAGTCGACAAACGTCGTCCCCGTCGTGCGGTAAAAACCGTCCGCACGGCGATACACAGCCAGGCTTAAAGCGCCGCCGCCGATGGGTCCGTCGAAGATCATCGTCCGCCCCCCGATCCCTGTTCAACGAGCGCCCGCAATTCGGCAAACGAACGACACTTAATCTGCTGCACGCGCTGTTTCGTGATGCCGAGCTCCTCGCCCAGCTGCACGCCGTCCTTCCCGGCCAGCAAGCCTCTGACGACGCGTTGCTCACGTTCGTCGAGCTGGGCAATTGCCCGTGGCAACGTCGCCAGATCGTCCGCATGTTCCGCTTCGCTGGCCGGCGTCGAGCTGATGGAAGGTTCCGTGTCGGCATTCAGCGCCGCCGCGCGAGCGCGAACGTTCTGCCGCCAAAAGCGCTGCGGAATCGTCAGCGCCCCAGACAACCTTCGCTGTTCGTCTTTGATCGCCTGCACAATGCAGATCCGTGCGAAACTGGCAAATGTCCCCCTCGACGCGTCGTACAGCCTGCGCGCCTTGAGCAGCCCCACATTCGCCGCCCCGATCAAATCCGCCTGCGAAATGCCCGGCCGACAGAATCGTCCAGCCAGCCACAACGCCAACGCTAAATTGCGCAGCACCAAGTCATCGCTGGTGCGATAACGGGCAATGTCGCGGCGGTAAATGGCCAAGGGGTCCATTGGGCGGGGATCAGAGATTGGTGGTCAGTGGTTGGGAATTCCGGGTTAAAGTTTGCTCTGCTTGCGTCGATAGGCGACCCGTCCGACCGCCAGCAGGTACAGCGCGACCAGGGCGGGGATGGTGTAGGGCGTGGCGAGGCTGAACAGGTAGGGTTGCTGGATGATGGTTGTGGAACCGCCGCCGCCACCTGTCGGCTCAAAAATTTGCACGCCCTCGGTCATGTACGCTTTGCCGCTGGCCGAGCCGTTGATGTAAAGCTGCGGATCGACGTAGACGGTCGTGCTTGGCTTGGCCAGAAAACACCGTACCGAAACTGGCCCGCCGACTTGATCGGGCTCCGACACCTCAATCCAAAAGTCGTCGTTATTCAGCGTGCCGCCGCTGGCGACGTAGACGGTGAGCGTATCTCCGTTGGTCAGCGTGTGGTCGATCTGCTGCTTTGTGCCGACTCCTGAGCCGTTCCACGTCGAAACGCCGTCCGTGTCAAGATTGGCCGGTGTGGCCAGTGGCGCGCATCGCGTCGAGGTGAAGATGCCTTTCGCCGTGGCGCTGCTGATCGAAGCGTCGGGGTCTAGAAAGCGAGTCAGTGGCATGGATTGAATGATTCCATCGCCCGCGAGCTTTGTCATTTCCCAACTAAAGGCGTTGGCTTGCAAACCATCCGTTGCCCCGCCTGTGCGATAGCGAGTTAAGTCGCCTTGCACGGTGCCGTTGATCGTGAACAGTTGTGTGCCAACGGGCGGAACCGTAATCGTCGACGAACTGCTGCAAGAGTCCAGCAAGATCCAGGCGTTGCCCTTGATGCCCGTCTGTTGGGAACTGCCAATCCCGCCGTGCTTTACGCGGCGGAATGTCATGTTAAATCCCGAAGCCGTGTCTTCCAGCAACCGACTTGAAAGCGCGCCAGTGATCGTCACATCCTCGACCAGAATGTTCCAGCCAGCTTGAATCCAGCCGAAATAAAGTTGGGAGGCATGCGGCGTCAGCGTGCCGCCCCGCCAAGTGAACGTAGCATAGGGCGTGCTGTTGCCTTGGAACTTTGCGTTCGACGACCCCGAAAGATTGAGTGTTGTGTTTTTCCAAACCACTACGTTTCGGTGAAGCAGCGGAGCTCCGCCAGGCGTTATCGTGCATCCTTGCAATTCAATCGTTCCCGCCGCGCCGGTCCAGTGAAACTCCATATTCGACGCCGGAGCGAATGACAACCCATAGAAGTCGAGGCGTCCATTGCCCGTGGATAGTCGCAGCAGACCTGAAGACGTCGACAGTGTTGCGCCTGCCTGATAGGCATCCGTCCCAAAATTGACTGACACAATGCGAATCGGTGCTGCATACGTCGCGTTGTTGAACGCCAAATTTGTCGATGCGCTCAACGCTTCCGAATGCGTGTGGCTGATCCAAACCACATCACCAGCCGCGGCCCCCGTTGCAGACGCAATGCTAGTGTAGGCATCCGTCTTCGACGTGCCGTTATTGCTGCCGGTCGCGGCTGAGTTGACGTAGATCGTGGCGGCCCACGACTGAGCCGCCACCAACCACAGCGTCACGATCAAAACAAATCGTTTCATCGTCACTTACGAAAATGAGAGGAATAAACCGAAGCCGCTGCGTGTTTAGCTCGCCGTCGAATCAATCAACGGCAGCGTCCAAGACAGCCCGCGATTGACCGTTGCATCGAGCGGCGATTGAACAGAGCCAGAGCCGTTGTAGAACTCCAAGAACTGCGTCAAATACGACTGAAACGTCGTGATTTCCGTCTTCGTCGCGATGTCGGTGTCGGCGAATTCTTCGGGCTCGCTCTGCAACTGCTGGACGAAAATGTCTCGCAGCCGCTGCGCTTCTTCGGCCATGTTCTTCATGGCGACCGCGACATTCTTGCAACGCTCGTGATAGATCTGATTTCGCTGTGTATTCCAAGCCATGTTCAATTCTCCGTGTTAAGTCCCCGTCCCAATCTGAATAAAAAGCCCTTCGGGCGCAGTCCCACTCACCGCATCCACATCGACCCGCAAAATATCATCCGTGGCCAGATCATCATTGCTCGTGTTGATAACCGCCGCCGCGTCTGCCGTGTCGCTGGTCGTCTCGCCTGAATCAATCGTCAGCTTGGTCGACAGCACATCGGCTGGCGTGCCTGAGCGAATGCGAGCAATCTGAATGTCCGTTGTCCCGGTCGTCCCCGCCGTCGTGACAAATGCGCGAACCGATGTAATGTCGCGACCGTTCCACGAGGCAGGCACGGCGAAGTACAGCGCCCCGTCGCCCGTCTCGACTGCCGTACCGGGTTGAACCGCCGGCAGCATTGCGTTGGCCAGGATGACCGTGTTGTCGGCCGAGTCGATTGTTTTGCTGGTCAGCGTCTGCGTATCCGTCGTGCCGACAAACGCCCCACTTGGCGCAGCCGCCCCACTGGTAAGCACCTTGGAGCCATCGGTCACCACAATGCGGCTGGCCGTCAGATCGTTCAGCGTCAGTCCGTCGGCGGTCACGTCGCCGATGCCGGTCAGATTGTTGCTGTCGTCGAGAGTGATGCCGCTGGCCTGCACGCCCTTGCCGGTGCCGTCGGAGCGAATCAAACGGTTATCGGTGCCGAATGAGCTGGCGGCGGTTACGTCGCCCGAGCCGCTGGGGGAATCCCAAGACACCGTGCCGTCGCCGTTGCTCTTGAGAAACTGCCCGTTGCTGCCGTTGGCAATGTCGAGAATGTCGAGGCCAGCCGTCGATGGCGTTGTGCCGCGAACCAGATCCGCGTCGAGACCCGAACCATTGCCGTCGACCGTTTTGATCTGCGCCAGATAGTTGCTGGCCGTGCTGTAGGTCAGCGTCACGCCCGCGTCGATCGCTTTGTTGTGCGTCAAGCTGCCGATGATCGTCACGGTTGGCGTGGTCGAATCGGCATCAATTGATTCGCTCGCGCCCGAGGGGCTATCGATCTGGCAGTTTTCGAGCGTCAGCCCATTGTCGACGACCCGCACCGTTGCCGCCGTGCCGCCAATCATGCCGAGCTTGCCGCCGACCACGCGCAGCACGCCGCCCAAGTGATTGACTTGGCCTTGAATGTGTGGGCAGACGACCACCGAATTCGACATGCCGTCCGAATGAATTGCGATTGCCAGATTCTGCAAGACGATCCGCTGGCAAGACACAAAGCCGACTCCGCTGCCGTTGCCGTCGAAGTAAATCGGCTCGTCGCCGTAGCCGATCGTCTCTGCCCGCACGTAGACCGAGCCGGCTTGCGTGACTTCAATCGCGTTGTTCGCCGCCGCGATGGTCGGCACATAGCAATAGATAGTGCCGCCAGAGGCCCACAGCCCATCGTAGACGCCCGAATAGATCCGCTCCGTGGCCACGATGCTGATCTTGCCCGCGTTGGCCCGCACGGCTGCATTGTTCGTCGACTCGATCGACCGACATTGAATGGCGATGTTTGAGTCAGCGTGCCCTGTGTACACACCGTACTCCGCATTGCCGCGAATGACGCCGCCGCCGCTAATGGTGAATGTCATGGCTGACCCACCATCGGTGAAAATCGAAATGCCCGAACTGGTCGTGATGACCACGCCCGGCATCAGGTGCCAGTTGACGCCATCTTTGCCCAGCGCCGTCGAGATCGTGTAATTGCCCGGCCCGACGATGATCGTATCGCCGGAAGCCGCCGCCGTTTGGGCGTTGACCAGCGCCGTGCCGCGTGCCGCATCGCTGTCGGACGCCGCTTGATAGCGGGTCTGCGTCGCGGTGTCGGTAATCAGCACCGCCGTACCAGCCGGGGCCGCCTCTAAGGTGGCGCGAGCCGTTGCGGCCGACGAATCATCGAGTAGCGTGCGGGCAAAGCTGGTCAGGTCCGTAACCGTCGCCGTGCCAGAGCCCGTGAAGTACGGCACTTTGTCCGCGGCCGAAGTGACGCCCGCCAGCGCCGCCAGATCGGCATCGTAAGCCTGCACATCGGTCCCGACTTCTAGATCGAGCTGCGACCGCATACCGGCATAGTTCGACGCGCCCAGGAAACTTTGCACGTTGGCCGAAGGCGTGATGCCCGCGTAGGTATCCAGGTCTGCGTCCCACGCCTGCACGTTCGAGCCAATCGCCACGCCAAGATTTGTTCTGGCCGCCGAGTAATCCGCCGACCCGAGAAACGTCTGAATGTTGGCCGACGGAGCGATGCCCGCCCAGGTCGTCAGATCCGCATCGTAGGCTTGAACGTTGGTGCCGATGACCAGCCCCAATTGGGACCGCATCGCGGCATAATCTGCAGCGCCCAGCAAACTCTGTACGTTCGCACTCGGCGGAATCCCCGCATACGTCGTCAGATCCGCGTCGAGTGGCTGATAACCCGATGCCACTTGCCCGGCCGTGATAAGCGACCCCGAAGCCGCTGGCAGCGTCACGTTGTACGCCGTCGCATCGGCAGCCGCCAGCGTGGCGTTGTTGAGCTGCAGTGTCGTGATCGCGACCGTGCTGGGCAGGCTGATCGTCGGATTGCCGCTCACCCCATCGCCGTTCGTGACCGTGACTTGGTTCGTCGTGCCCGTCACGGTGCGCTGCGCCCAAGTGTTGCTCGCCGTGCGGACCGCAAGGCCGGTGCTAGACAAACCCGCCAACGCCGATAGATCATCGTCGAACGCTTGAACATCGGTCCCAATCTCCAAATCCAGCAGCCCCTTCATCGCCGCATAATCCGCCGCGCCAAGTAGGCTTTGCACATTCGCTGAAATCGAAAGCGATTCCACGTTGCCGGTCGACGCTGAAAAGCGCCCGAGCAGCGTACCGGTGTTAACCTGCTGCAAGTTGGCCAGGTCGACCACATTCGTGTCGATGGTCCACGTCGCGCCGTCGCCGGCGACGGTAATGTCTCCTTTGTCGCCATCGGCCACGCCGCCGGCCCCCGAGGTATCGGCCTCCCACGTGATCGTGCCGTTGGCATTGAACTTTGGCACCTCGCCAGCTGCCGGCGTATCGCTGGCTAGCACGCCGATCAGATACGTGTTCGCGGTGCCGTCGTAAACTTGCACCGCGCCGCGCGCCGTGTCCCAAGCCGCCGGGTTAAAACCGGTCTGCCCGGCGGAGCTCGTCGTCGTACCGGTGAGGATCGGATTGGTGAGCGTCGGCCCAGTGCCGAACACGAGCGCGCCCGATCCGGTTTCGTTGGAGACGAGCGCCGCCAGATTGGCGCTCGAAGGGGTGGCCGCAAACGTATCGAAGCCCGAGGCCCGCACGACGGCCGACCACGACGACAAATCGGCGTCGAAAGCTTGCACATCGGCGCCGACCTCGAGATCCAACAGCCCGCGGATCGCGGCATAGTTGGCCGCGCCGAGCAGGCTTTGCACGTTCGCACTTGGGGCGATGCCGGCGTATGTCGTCAGATTGGCCGAATAGGCTTGCACATCGCTGCCGATCGCCACGCCGAGCGAGCTGCGAAACGCCGAATAGTTCGCCGCGCCGAGCAGGGTTTGCACGTTGGCGCTGGGCGTGATGCCAGCGTAGATCTGCAAATCGCTATCCAGCAGCGTATTGCTCACCGTGCCGTTGGCCAGGCTGCTGGCATTCAGATTCGTCAAATTGGCGCCGCTCGCGGCCGGCAATGTGGCGGGAAACCGCCCATCGGGAATGGTCCCACTTGCCAGGGCGCCAGCGTTCAGGCCCGTGAGATTCGCGCCCGACAGCGCCGGCAGCGTCGCGGGGAACCGGGCGTCGGGAACCGTGCCGCTAGCCAGGTTGCTGGCATTGAGCGCGGTCAAGTTCGCGCCGCTCGCCGCCGGCAGCGTGGCCGGAAACCGGGCATCCGGAATCGTGCCGCTGGCCAGTGCACTGGCATTGAGCGCGGTCAGCTGCGAGCCATTGCCAGCCGGCGCCAAGTAATCGGTACCCGCAGCCGCACCGCCGACAACGCCGTCGGCATCGGTTTTCAGAATCACACTGGTCTGCGATGGCAGTACCAGCTGATCACTGATGGTGAACCGATTGACGCGTGTTGGCGGATCCTCGCTAGGCTGCTGCGCATGGCCCCAGATGGCGATGCTGGCGAGCAGGATGATGGTCGGCAGCGCGAGTCGAATGGCGTCTCTCATCGGGTCGAAAAGTCGAAGGGTCGAAGAGTCAAAAAGGAAACGGCAGGGGCTCTTTCACCCTGTCACTTTTCCACTTTTTGACTTTGGATCTCCGCGAGCTTGGCGAGCGTGGCGGCGATCTGGCGGTCGATTTCGGTTTGCTCTTTAATCGCGGTGCGGGCGTCACGAATCGCCAGAACGCATTCGGCGGCTAATGGCTTGACCACATGCTCGCCGGTCCAACTGACCCATTGCTCGATGGCGACCAGCACGGAGAGGGCCACGGCGGCTAGGCCGCCACGTTTGGCAATCAGGGTTTTATTCATCAGGGGGCGGGGATCAGGGGTCTGGGTAAAAGAGTCGAAGAGTGGAAAAGTCGAAGCGGAAAATACCTCTCTTGAACCCTTCCACTCTTTGACTTTTCGACTCTAAAAGTTCGCGCGCTCGGCCGATCGCATTTCGTGGTGTGCTTGGAGAATCAAAGGTCGCTTGTCGGCCCGCGTCCACCATTCCAAGAGCAACTTGATCGCGTATTGAATCGCGATGCCAACGAAGATCATCCAAATCGAACTGGTCCCGTAGCGCCGTTGATAGTCTTCCTTGACGATCTTCGCCGTCGACTCGCAAAGCACCCGCCGCACTTCTTGGTTCGCCACACTGTCGATCGCCGGCATTAGCACGGTCGGCCAGTGGTAAATCGTCAGCTGCAGCACGCGTTTCGCGACGCCTTCGCGATAACCCGACGAGAGGCGCAATCGTGGCAATAATTCGGCTTCGATTTGCTGATAAGCTTTCATGGGCGTGGTCGACGGCAAGCTCGACATAGCTTTCCGCCGTAATGGCGAATGAATCCGGGAATCTCGGGCCAGCCGATCCGTCGGCGCAAGACGTTCTCGATCGTCGTGAACACACAAGGCGTCGGGTCGGTCGCAATCCGGCCGATGAACGTGCATAGCGGCGCCCAGATGTACCAACTCGACACAAACGGCAGCGCCACGAATGCCAAACCCAACGCAACGCACAGCGCCCCGTGCGCGATGACCATGGCCACCCACATCGTTTTGAGCATTGGATCTCGCCCTGGTTCCTACCGACGCCGCCGAAACCGACGGCGAGGATACGTCATCTGTTCGTTGTCAGCGCTCGCGCAACAAGCCTGCGGCGTTTCACCGCCGACCGCCTGCTGCCTACCGCCGACTGCTCCAATCGGCCCGGCCGGAAACTTCGGCCCCGCGAAGCGACAATTGCACGGCGCACAGCGGCAATTGCCGCAGCGACATTCAGGATTCGCGCATGGGTTGAAAGGTCCGAGAATTCCGGCCTCGTCCACAATGAGCAAATCGCCTGGTTTCGGACGAGGCTCAAGAACTTCAACACCGAAAAGGATGTTTCCCGCGCCCACATCGAGGGACCAAATATCCGATCTTGCTTCCTCTGCCTGCCGCCCGCTGCCCGCCGCCTGCTGCGTGCGACAATTCACACATCCAGGGCACGGCGTGCGATGGCCATCGCCATGTATGATGAATCCCGAGCCATCACACTTGGCATCGATCACCGGCGCCGGCGGTGATGGAGCCCGCTCCCCCTCGAGCGCCAGCGAATGCAAGATCGTCTGAGTCAGCGGCGCCTTATCGACCGGCTTTTTCGCGCAGCCTACGAGTAGCAGGCAGCAGGCAGCCGGCAGCAGGCAGAGCATTTTGCATTTCGCGTTTTGCATTTTTCACTTCCTAAAGCGCCATTCCCCAGTTCGGCAGACGTTTGCGGGCCCAGCCGGCCGCGCCGGCCGCGGCATACAGGCTGCGACGATTCAGCGTATTGCAATCGACCCAGCGACAGCCGCGTGGAATCATCAAATTGCCGGTGGCCGGATTGACCAGGTCGAGCGCGACCCAGAGCGCGCGCTTATTGGACGGGACATACTTGGCCGAGTCGTGGATGTCGCGCGGCCCGCCGTTCCAATTAGGTCCCCACGAGTTTTGCATCGCGAACAGCGCCGGCGTGCCGTACTTTTGCTGCACCCACGGCCGGCGATCGACGCCGATGTAGGCTTCGCTATGCGACCAGCCGCCCGCTTTCAACGGGCTGTAGCCATTCTCGTCCCGTTGGCTCGACCAAGCTTGGCCGCCGCAGGAGTTCACGCCGTTGCCGTTCGCCAGAAAGTCGGCAGCCACTTCCCACGTATTGGCGCGGGTTGCTTTGCGAATCAGAAACTGCCGGCCGTGCTGGAGGATCTCATCGGGCGGCGTCGTGCGACCGTATTTGCCGGCGGTTCGACCGCTGTAGCGGGTCAGATCGACGCCGAAATCGGGATAGGGCATCCGCGGCCACATGCCCGACTCGGTCGCGACGACTTGCGCGGCGTGTCCGCAATCCCAGCCATCGCCGCCGTGCCGTCGCCACCAGTACACGGCCTCGCTCGACAGAAACCCATCAAGTTTGCCCTCGGCGGGCATGTCGGGAATCGTCTCGATCTTACCGCTCTGCTCGTCGGGCAGGCCGGCGAACACTTCACACAAGTAAGTTAGCGCCGCCATGTTCCGCGTACCGTGCGACACGCAGTCGCCCCGCTCTTGCGCGCTGCCTGGCCAGGGATTCGCGCCCAGCGCATCGATCGCCCAGACAAACGGCACCGACAATTTGCCGGCCGAGGCGCCCGCAAACCCGCTCGCCTCGGCGATCTGCTCGCCAGAGTCGTAGCCATTCACGCGCCGCGACCAGTCGGCGAAATCGGCACGTGCCCGATCGTCGATGCATGCGCCCGCATAGCCGGCATCGTACATCCGAACGACCTCGCTGGGCGAAAGCACCCGGCCTTCGTCTTGCTGCCAGCGCGTGAAGTTTCGGGGAATCGCAAGCATGGGAGCGGTAGGCTGTAGGCGGTGAAAGCCACAGAGTTCACGGAGGACAAAGAGGTTCGGGCAATTTGAATCTCTGTGTTCTCTGTGCCCTCGGTGGCTCCCTATTGTCGAATTGAAAGTGGAATCGGCAGGTCGATGGCGTTGTTGTAATAGGCGACTTCGTGCGGCTCGATGCGCTGTTCGATTGTCACGAGACTCCGTTTATCCACTTCGTAGCGAAAAACAATCACGTGATCGCCGCGGAAGTCGGCGAATTGAAAATGGTTGATCGACCGGCCGCTGGCGAGCATCGCATGCGTAATCACCGCGCCCCACATCCACGTGCCCGGCGGCAACGGACCGCGACGCCAACGGGAGGGCTGCGTTTCTGGCAAAGTTGAGTCGGACTTCATTCGAACTAGGAACTGTGAGCTATGAGCATTGAACAGTCAGAAACAACTGTCTGAGTCCTCTCTCGCCGCCTACCGCTGGCCGCACGCCCAGGCCAGCGCCATGAGCGCTTGATGCACTCGCTGCGCGTCGAGCGGTTTCGCTTCGTCGCTGCCGAGCATCGTGGTCAGTGCGCCGGCGAAGGCTGGGTTGACGGTTTTCCCCGGTTCATCGGGCCAGCTTTCGAAGGCTTTCAGCAGCTTCGTACTGGCCTGAATGTGGTTTTCGAGTTTGGCGATCGAGTCGAAGCGGTCGGGAAACTTTTGCTGGACGTCGGCGAAGGCCGCGAAAAACGCGGACAGCACGGCCGCTTCGCCCGCATGGCCAGCCAGCGCCGTGGTCACCGGCGCCACCGCCGATTGCAGCGTCGCATCGGGTGCTGCGAGATCCGGCGCGGCAGGCTGCATGGCTGGCACCAGCTTCGCCAGCTCGGTGCGCAGTTTCGGTTGGCCGGCGATCAGCAATCCGGCGATCGCGACGACCAGAATGAGGTTATTTTTCATGCGTCTTGAGGTCGTCGAGCAAATGATCGATCACCGTGTTCAGCGCCCCCTGGCCATCCTTGCAGTTCGCGCCGTCGAACAACCGTTTCAGCGTTTGCACCGCCTTGCGCCGCTCTTCAATCGACGGCAACACCGGCCCGGCGATCGTCTGCACGGGCTCGGCCGGCTCGACCGGCTTGCTGTTCACAAACGCCGCGAAAAACGCCTTGATGGCGTCGAGAAAGTTACCGCCCTTCCCCAGTACGAGCAGCGCGGCGAGGATACCAGCGACAATCAGCGTCCAATCGAGTTCCATGGCGGTGGGCGGGGGTTAGGAGTTGCAGGCGGCGGGCAGCGGGCGGCAGGCAGATCGGGCGAGCGTCTGGGATCCAGGTGTTTGGGCAGCGGAGGGTGCTTCGGCGACGATGACCCGCCGGCACAGGGCAGCGATTTGCAGCGATGCCAGCGGGATCTCTTCGCCGCGGCCCAGCCAATACGCATGCGCCAATTCGATCTCGCGGAGGATCTGCTGTGGGTCGACGGATTGATCGAACGGGGAAACGAACATCGGAAGGCGAGTGCAAAGTGCAAAGTGCAAAATGAAGAATGGATGCATTTTGCAATTTGCATTTTTCATTCTGCATTTACGCCGAAAGACCGCAGGGGGCTCAATTGCTTAAGCGCCCCCGCGGCTCGCTTCGGCACAATAGCGAGCGTAGTCGGATCGCCCGAGATACCAAAAGGCGCAGGCCGCGAAGCGGCCGGTAGGCGGCAGGCGGTAGGCAGTAGGCGGTGAGGAGAGGCGTCGATCGAGTATCGACACCACTGGCGAGAGCGGCCGCTGAAAAAATACCAACTGAGAGAATCGCTGGCCGCTTCCCTCGGCGCGGCATCCGCGCCAACGATTCATGAGCTTCGGCGTAACAAATCGGACAGCCGGCGAGGTGCGAACTCATCCGGCTGTCCTAAACCGACGACGTGGAAGGTACGTCGACGATCTAGGCAACCCTAGGTTATGTCGACATGCACCAGCCAAAGCCCACGCACCACCAGGTGCTGAAAGATCAGCGTCCGCACAAATCCCATCCCCACAACCGTCACATTCGATCGCAAATCTGGCAGGGCGATTTCCGCGAGCGGCTGCAAGCGTTGCCCGCCGGCAGCGTCGATTGCGTGGTCACCGATCCGCCCTACGGTGTGACCGACCTGGCGTACGACAAGGAAAAGCTCGACGTCGCCGCGATGTGGGGCGAGCTCGATCGAATCGCCAAGCCCGAAGCCATGGTGATCGTCTTCACGTGCCAGCCTTTCACGACGGACGTCGTCAAAGAGCGGTCGAAGGCGTTCCGCTATGAATTGATCTGGTCCAAGAATACTGTGACCGGATTCCTTTCAGCGAAGCGTCGGCCGCTGCGCAGTCACGAGAACATTCTGGTGTTTTGCCGGACGTATCGCGGCTCGACCTACAATCCGCAGATGGAGACGGGCAAGCCCTATAGAACCAGCGACACCGGTGGCGCCGCGCTCTATCGCAAGCACCGACGAATCGCCAGCGTGAATCACGGCACCCGCTACCCGCGCAGCGTGCGGTTCGCGGCCAGCGTCAGCAAGGGCCGCTTGCACCCGAGCGAAAAGCCGATCGACCTGTTGAGCTGGCTGATTCTAATGTTCAGCAACCCCGGCGATCTGGTCTGCGACCCCTTTATGGGCTCGGCCAGCACCGGCCAAGCCTGCCTCGACAACGGACGCCGCTTCATCGGCGTCGAGAAGGATCCCGAATTCTACCAGCGGGCGCGAGGGCGGCTGATGGGCCAATAACCGCCTACTGCCTACCGCCGACTGCCTGCTGCTTTCCAAAAATACCAAAAGGCGCACTGGTATTTCGTTGCACTGGCGAAGCGCGCGTGCGAACGATGGAAGTAGTACACCTCCCGAAGCCCGCGGAGCCACAGAGGTCACAGAGAACACAGAGATTTTGGTTTGCACTCTTCTCTGCACTCTCTGTGGCCTCCGTGGCCTCTGTGGCTTTCACCTACTGCCTGCGCCTACCGTGACTCTGACATCGACCAGCACGCTCAGCGAAATCTGCGCGGCGTATGACGACTCGGTCGATTACGACTTGGTCGGCAGCGTAGACAAGGCGAAGCAATTCATCCAGGCGTGCCGGATGCTGCTCAGGCGCTTGGTGGGCGACTCGACGCAAGGCGAAAGCCGTGTCGTGCATGGTCAGAACCTGACCGAGATCCGCCAGCAGCTAGCCCGGGCCCAGCAATGGCTCGATGCCCAGTCGGCCGGCGCAAGAGGCAACGTCGTGCAAGCTTCGGTCGCCGAGTTTCGTTCCGAATAGGTCGAAGAGTGCAAAGGTCCAAGAGTGGAAGAGAGAGTCCGCCCCTTCGACTTTTTGACCCTTCGACCCTTTAACCTTTTCCACCCCTGCCTGTGCGTTCCCGCCGCCCACATTTTGATCCGCCGTCGCTGGCTGCGATGAACGACATGCGCAGCGACTACAACGCGGCGCGCGCCAGCCGCTATCGTCGCCGGCGAAAAGGGATTGCGCTGGGCGGATCGAGCGCCGACTTTCACTATCGCTCCGAGGCCGATTATCTGCGGCTGATCGAGGAAGCGCGGGATTTCGACCGCAATGACGTCGTTGTCGGCCAGACCGTCGATCGCGCCGTGTCGAATGAGATTCAGGATGGTTTCTCGGTCGATCCCCAGACGACCGACAAAGCGCTGGACGAAGATCTTTACCAGCTCTGGCAGGCGTGGGGCACCGATCCCGAGCTGTGCGACGCCGCCGGCGAACTCTCTTTTCATCAAATGGAGGAGCTCGTCGATCGGCAGGTCAAAGTCGACGGCGACATGTTTGTGCTGCCCAGTGAAGAGGGCAGCTTGCAGCTCGTCGAAGGGCATCGCTGCCGCACGCCCGGCGGCACCAAACGGAACGTGATCCACGGCGTATTGCTTGATGAATTGCGGCGGCGCGTGGAATTCTGGTTCACCAAGGACGACATCGATCCGCTCACACCGCTGAAGCACGTTAACCAAGTCGCTCGTTACCCGGCTCGTGACGCCGACGGCAATCGCCAGGTGTTCCATGTCTATCACCCGAAACGCGTCAGTCAGACGCGCGGCGTCACGGCCTTCGCTCCCATTTTTGACGAGATGGGAATGTTCGAGGATACGCAGTTTGCGGCGCTGCTGAAATCGCAGATCTCGGCCTGCTATGCCGTGTTTCGCGAGCGCGAACTGAAAACCGGCGACATCCCTAGCACGCCGCCGCAGTTGGGCGAGCGCACGACCGAGACGCGCCGCGACGGCAGCACGCGCACAATCGAGAACATTCATCCCGGCATGATCATCGAAGGCGCCCCGGGCGAGAAGCTGCAAGGGTTTTCACCGAATGTGCCCAACCCGGAATTCTTCGAGCACATGCGGCTGGTGTTGACGCTGATCGGCATCAACTTGGGTCTGCCGCTGGTGCTCGTACTGCTCGATCCGCGCGAGACCAACTTCAGCAGTTGGCGCGGCGCGATGGATCAGGCCCGGATGGGCTTTCGCCGCAATCAGCGGGCATTGATCAGCCGGTTCCACACCCCGGTCTGGAAATGGAAAGTGCGGCAGTGGATCGCCGAAGATCCAGCGATTGCCGCCGCGGCCCAGCGACTGGGCAACAAGATCTTCGCACATCGCTGGAACACGCCGCGGTGGCCGTACATCGAGCCGCTCACCGATCGCCAAGCCGAGCTGCTCGCCGTTACCGGCAACCTTACCAGTCGTCGCCGCGTATGCGAGGAAAGCAACCTCGAGTGGGAACTGTTGGCCGACGAAATCATCGCCGACAATGCCTACGCCATTCGCAACGCCAAGCGCGAAGCCGCGGCGATCAACGAGCAATACAAAGACGACAATCCGGTTCATTGGCGCGAGCTGATCTCGCTGCCGATGCCGAGCGGCATGAACGTCGCACTCGACAATCAGAAAGATCGGACCGACGGCGACGGACAGAAAAGGCCCAAACGCGACGGCACGCAAGCGGCCTAGGAGTCAGGAATCAGGAGTCAGGAATCAATAACAAAAACTGTCTGAGTCCACAGCCGCCTACCGCCTACCGCCTGCCACGTCCCAAATCATTTGATCGACAACGATCAAAACGCGACACGATGAATCTAAACGGACTTCCCTATTTCGAGCAGTACTTCGGCGTCTGGGCCGTGCAGCCGGATGTTTTCCATGCCGCGTACAACCATGTTCGCGCGTTGAACTTCTCGCTGCACATGCAGTCGTCGGCGCCGGCCGAGACGCAGGCTGCCCAGTCGAGCCAGCCACAGCGGGCCAGCGGCGGGATCGCGCTGGTGACATTGCACGGGACGCTTATGAAGCATGCTGCGTCGATGACGCGCAGCACGTCGACCGTTAGTGCTCGGCGCCAGATACGCGCCGCCGTGCGGGACGAAGACATCGCGGGCATTCTGCTGCACATCGATTCTCCTGGCGGCACGGTCGCCGGCACCAAGGACCTGGCCGACGAGATCGCCAGCGCGAAAGCGAAAAAGCCGGTGTACGCCTATTGCGAGGATCTGTGCGCAAGCGCCGCCTATTGGCTGGCCAGCCAAGCCGACAAAGTGTTCGCCAATCCGACGGCGCTGGTCGGCTCGATCGGCACGTTCCTGGTCGTTTACGACGCGTCGCAGATGGCGGCGATGGAAGGCATCAAGGTGCATGTGATCAAGGCTGGCGATTTCAAAGGCGCCGGCACGCCCGGCACCGAAGTCACCCCCGAGCAGCTTGCCGAGTTTCAGCGGAACGTCAGCGAGCTGAACGAACACTTCGTCGCCGGCGTGATGGAAGGTCGCAAACTGACTGACAAACAGGTCCGCGGCCTGGCCGATGGCCGCGTCCATTTGGCCGCGGCGGCTAAGGATTTGAAACTGATCGATGGCATCGGGTCGCTAGACGACACGATGCGCCAACTCGTGTCCCAAACCAAGAAAGCAAGAATCATGAGCACCACGACTGCGCTCGAGACCCAAGCCGCCACGGCGCCCGCCGCTGGCCCCGCCCCTGCACCGACCCTTGTTCCTGCGTCCGCCGCGCCAGCCGCCGCCAGCCTGCGCGAGCTGAAGGCCGGTTGCCCCGGCGCGACCGACTCGTTCCTGCTCGCCCAGCTCGAAGCCGGCGCGACGCTCGCCGCCGCACAAACGGCATGGATGGCCGAGCAGAGCAAGCAAATCGCCGAGCTCAACGACAAGCTCGCCAAGGCCAGTGACGCCGATGCGGGCTCGACGGGCAAACGCAAGCCAGGCGTGCAGCCGCTGTCCACCGAAAGCGAAAACAAATCACACGCGACAGACGCCATCGCGGCCTGGAACGAGGCGGTGGCGGAACGCGTGAAAGCTGGCCAGCCCAAGGCCAAGGCGATCTCGGCGCTGGTGAAAGCCGAGCCCGATTTGTACGCGGCCTATCTGGAGGCCTACAACGCCGAACGCGGTAGGCGGTAGGCAGTAGGCGGCAGGCAGCAATCGCTTCGAACTTTCCACTTTAAAAACTTTCCGACCCAATTCCGAGGATCCCCATGAGTCAACGTGACGATTCCGGCTTCAAGACCTTTGAAGCCGACGAGGCCATCCCCCTTTACTCGCGCGTCAAGCTCGACAGCGACGGCAAGATCACGATGGCCGGTTTGGCCGATCGCTCGATCGGCACGTTGCAAACCCGCGCGGCTTTGGCCGCGGGCGATCTTGTCCCGGTCAAACTGCGCAGTGCCGCGGGCACGCACAAAGTGCGCGCGATCGAAGCCTGCGCGATTGGAGCGCTCTTGTACAGCGAGGCCGCTGGCGAAGTGCAAGACACCGCCGCGCAAACGGCCTTTCTCGAGGGCACGGCGCTGGAAGCGGCGGGCGCCGAAAACGACATCATCGAGATGCTCTACAACAACGCTGGCGATACGGCGGTGCCGTAAGCAGTAGGCGGTCTGACATCTGACTCCTGACCCCCGATTCCCGACCCCTGAAAACAAGGAGCTTCGCACACACCCATCGCTTCGGGCACGAGTTTCCACCTCCTAACGACACAAGGATACTCATCATGCCCGCCCCCTCCGGCTCTTTGGCGACGCTCCGCCCTGATCTCGGCGCGTCGTTCATGGATTTTGATTTGGCGATGGATCGTCAAGGTTTCATCTCGCAGCGCGTGCTGCCGGTATTTGAAACCGCCGTGCAAAGCGGCACGTTCGGCCGCATTCGCCTGAAAGAATTGCTGCAGAACCGCGAAACCAAGCGTCAGAGCGGCGCCGGCTACGCGCGCGGTAACTGGAACTTCGACGATGAGGCCTTCGCCTGCACCGAAAACGGTGCGGAGGAGCCCGTCGACGATCGCGAAGCGAAGATGTACGCGAACTACTTCGACGCCGAGGAAGTGTCGTCGGCTCGCGCGTACGACGCGGTGCTGCGCAACCAGGAAAAGCGCGTCGCGGATCTGCTGTTCAACGCCACGACCTGGAACGGCGCCGCGCTGTCCACGGGCATTACCAATGAATGGGACGACTACGCCAACGCCGTCCCAATCGACGATGTCGAAGGGGCCGTCCGCAAAGTCTGGTCCGGCACCGGCCTGTGGCCCAACGCGCTAATCATCAACCGGATCGTGTTCCGCAACCTGCGGCATTGCGAACAGATCATCGAACGGATTGCCTCCATGGGCGCCGGCAACGCGACCAAGCCGAGCGATATCACGACGGCGATGCTCGCGGCTGTGTTCGATTTGCCGAAGATCATCGTGGCCGGTTCGAGCAAGAACACGGCCAATGAAGGTCAGGCAGCCGCGATCTCCCAGATCTGGTCGAGCGAGTATGCGATGGTCGCTCGCGTCGCCGAAACCAACGACATCAAAGAACCCTGCTTGGGACGCACGTTCCACTGGGGCGAAGATGGTTCGTTGATCGGCGGCTTGGTCGAAAGCTATCGCGATGAACGAATTCGCGGCGACGTGGTCCGTGTGCGCCACGAAACGCATGAGAAGGTCATTTACCCCGAAATGGCCCACTTGCTCAGCAACGTCACGACCACGCCATAGTAGCAGGCGGCAGGCAGCGGGCAGCAGGCGGCAATTGTTGGCCGCTGTCCGCTACCGCCAGCCGCCAGCAGCATGCTGCCTGCCATGACAAGACACGATGAACTGTTCGCGGCGTCCGGTGCGGCCGAGGCCTTGCTCGCGCTGCACGGCGAGCCGGTGATCTATCGGCCGTACGGCAAAACGCCGCGGTCGATCGACGCGATCGTGGTTCGCGAGCCGCCGGCCACGATCGCCGAGGCCGGTTCGCTCGCGGCCCGGATCACGATCAAAGCCCTGAACAACGCGCTCGTGGGAATCAGCAGTGCTCAGGTCGACACCGGCCGCGACAAGCTCGACGTGGCCCAGCGCCAAGGCGCGACGGCCACCACACGCTCGATCGCCGGCCGAGTCCGGACAATGGGAGGATTTACGATTTTAGAGATTCAGTAGGAATTCACCACGGAGGCACGGAGGACGCGGAGAAACGGCAGACGAGGATTTATGGCGACATTGTCGATCAGTTACAACCGCGAGCAGATGCAGCAGCTAGAACGGCTGTTTGCCGAACTGCCGCGCGAAATCCCTAAGGTGCTGTCGGGTGCATTGAACGACGCGGCGAAAAGCACGCGCACGAACATTATCCGCTTGATTCGCGAAAAAGTCGTCATCAAGCGCAAGGACATCGCGCGACACGTCAACATTGAACGAGCGAAACGGGACTCACTCGAAGCTCGGATTGTGCTGCGCGAGTCCCGACGCCTGAGCTTGTCCTACTTCGGCGCGCGGCAAGTGAAAGCCCGTGGTGGTCGCGGCGGCGGTTTGACTTATCGAATTCGCAAAGACGAACCCAGAGCATTCATCCCTGGAGGATTTTTGGTGCCGAAGACCAGCTTGCGGCACAACGCACCGGACGCGGAAGGCCATATCGCTTTCAAACGCCGCTATAAATCCCGCCTGCCGATTGACAAATTGCGAGGTCCAAGCGCCTGGGGCGTGTTCGTGAAGGCCGGCCTCGACGAACAAGTGTTGCAATTGAGCGAAGTCGACTTGGAGAAGCATTTGGGACGCCGCGTCAACTTCACAATTATGAAGATGGAAGGACGCATCGGCGGACAGTGGCAAACCAACGAAGAGATCGAACTGGAAGTCTACCCCAAGGCTAAAGATCTCGTTCACTGGACGAGCTCGCGTGCATGGGGCAACGAGTGATTCGAATCCAGCAAATCCTGTTAATCCTGTCCTTTTGTCCGCCTACTGCCTACTGCCTGCCGCCTACCATGTTGCCCATCGTCGAACAAATCGCACTGAAGATCGTCGCGCGTTTGGAAACGATCACGATTGCCGGCGGCTATCACCAGACCGTCGCGGGCGTGGTGCGGCCGACGCGGCTCGGCGGATTCAGTCCCGAGCATCATTTGATTGTGGTCGAGCAGGCCGATCCCGAGCGGCCTCCCGCGCCCGAAACCGAAGGCAATGTGCTGCTCAAAGAGTGGCTGCAGCCCTGGTGGATCAAGCTGTTCGTGCGCCCCAGCGACACGGACCTCACGCCGGTCGACGCCTGGGTCAATATTTTCCTGGCCGATTGCATCAAAGCGCTGACCGCGCCGGCCAGCTGGCATACCTGGGACGGCCTGGCGATCAACAGCTATTACCGCGATCCGGTCGGATTTGTGACCGAGAAGGGCGACCATGAAGGCGCCATGCTGCCGCTATATGTGCACTATCGACATCCAGAGGACGATCCGTTTGCGGTCGGATGAGCGCGAGTGCAAAACGCAAAATGCAAAATGAAAAATGAAGAATGCCGCCTACCACTACGATGCCCAACTTCGATCCAATCCCCGAGCAGCTCAATCGCATCGAGCGCAAGCTTGATTTGGCGCTCCATGGCGAGGATGGCAAGAGCGGGCTGATTGTCGAGGTCGACCGGCTCAAACAGACGGCCGACCGCCAACGCTGGACGATGCGCACGATCGGTGCGGCGGTGATGGGCTTACTAGCTAACTTTTTCCAATCCCTATTGAGTCGATAAACATCCCCTGGTCGCTTCGGCACAAGGAGCGACCATGCTACGACGCCGCCGAGTTCTTGCCGCGAAAATTGAAACCACGCCGGGCACGGCCGAAGCGCTGACCGGGGCCGAGGCGGCGTTTAACGTGTTCAACGCCGTCATTCAGCCGACGATCGAAATGGAACCGCGCGAGGGGCAAGGAGGTTTCTCGCCGCTGGCCAGCGTGCCCGGTGCGCGGGCCGGCACCTGCTCGTTCTCGACCGAAGTCACCGCCGCGGCCACGGCGCCCAGCTGGGCCTCGACGTTTCTGCCGGCCTGCGGATTCGTCGAAAACAGCAATGTGTGGACGCCGATCAGCCGGGCGCCCGGCGGCGCCGGTTTGCCAAAAACCCTGACCATCGCCACGTACATCGACGGCGTTCGCAAGCTGCTCCGCGGCTGCATGGGCAATGCCGTGTTTCGGATGACGGCCGGGATGAAGATCATGGTCGACTTCACGTTCACCGGCATTTGGGGCGGCGATCCGACCGACGTGGCACTGTTAACGCCCACCTATCCGACGCTGACGCCGCTGCGGTTTGCCAATTCGGGCCTGACGATCGGCGGCTACGCAGCAAAGGTGCGCGAACTGTCGATCGATCTGGGCAACCAGGTGATTTTGCGCGAGGACGCGAGCGACGAGAGCGGCTACGCCAGTGCACTCGTCACCGGCCGGAATGTGACGGGCCGGATCGATCCCGAATTGACCACAGTCGCAACGAAGGACTGGCACGCCGAATGGCTGGCCATGAACGAGCAAGCACTTGCGCTGGAGATCATCAGCGGCACGCAGCTGTTCAGCATCGACATTCCCAAGGTCCAGTTTTTGAACCTGCAAGAAGAAAACCGCAACGACCTGACGACCGAAGGGATCCAGTTCCAGTGCAACCGCAACGCCGCCGCCGGCGACGACGACATCGCGATCGAGATCAATGAGGATACGTAGCAGGTGTGGGGATCTGGGATCGGTGGTCGGCGGTTGGGGATTTCTGCCGCCTGCCGCCTACCGCTAGCTGCCCGCCGCCTGCTCTTCCCTAACCACGAACCACCAACCACCAAACCCTGCTCATGAAATGCGACCCTCGCCGGACGTTTGACGTTTGGCTTTCCTGCTTTGACGACGTGCCCGCCGCCGAGCGGCCCGTGCTGGTGTATCGCCGCACGACGGCCGACGAGTGGGAGCGGATCTCCGACGCGCTCGACGGCACAGACGAGACCGTCGACGTCGAGAGTGCTGCCACGCTCGACAGTGCCTGGGGCAAGCGCTGGCGCGAGCGCTGCTACGAGGCGGCGTTAATCGGCCTGGTCGGCGCACGCAATCAGATTGATCCGAGCAATGGCGAGCCGGTGACCCGCATCGAGACGGTCAAAGATCTGCGGCGTGTCGTGAATCCTCGCGAGCTCGTGGAACTTTTGAGTTTGCGGCTGCGGGGAGGTCAGCTGACGCCCGAAGAAAAAAAGCCGTCCGCATCGCCCAGTTGATTCGCCACGGCAGCTTGTGTCGCGAATGCAAGCCGGGCGCCTGCGTCGACTGCCCGACGAGCGAGAGCCCCTTGGAAATCGACTGTCCCCGGTGCGGCGGCAAAGGCTGCCCGGAGTGCGACGACGCCGGGCAGTTTGCGCTCGAGCAATGTCCCTTTACCGCGGTTCCTCGGCATGTGTTTCGCGCGATCGACCTGGCCGACTTGTACGCCAAGGGGCTGCCGCCGGTCGCCGGCGGGTCGCTCGATCAATCGGCCTGGTTCGTCGAGCTGGCCAACTTCAGCTTCGCCGAAGCGGCAAGATTGCGCCGCGAGTTAGGTATTGAGTGAATTCCAAAATGAGTTTTTGCCACAGAGGACACCGAGTTCACCGAGTTTGATTTCATGCGTTTCTCTGTGTCCTCTGTGATCTCTGTGGCTTGCAACTGCCTACCGCCTACTGCCTACCGCCTACCATGAGCCGCTCTGTCGAAATCCTGCTTAGCGCCCGCGATCAGGCCTCGGCCTCGATCAAGAAGGTGACCGATGCGCTTAAGGCGGAGAACCTGGCGGTGGCCGAGGCAAAACGGCTGTTCGAGGCCACGCTGACTCCCCAGGAGAAATTCGTCCGGGGCCAGCGGCAACTGCACATGGCAATGATGTCGGGCAAGTTGGGCCTGCTTGAATACACCCGGGCCCTGGAGCAATTAAACCGCGGGCTCGAGCGTACCGGCCAGTCGGATCGCGCGTACCTGGCCCGCGTGCGCTACAACTCGAATCTGATGGCGGCCCAGACCGCCCAGGCCTCGGCGGCGGCGGCAGCCTCGCGCCGCGCCCAGATCCAGGGCGTCGCCGGCGCGCTGAACTTCACCGATCCGACGTTCAACCCGTTTTACTTTGACCCCAATCAACGGCAAGGCATGCTCGCCAGGGCGCGTGGCCGCATGGGTCGGTTCTTCGGCGGCGCCGGAGCAATGCTCGGCGGCGCTTTGCCGGCGATCGGCGCCGGGATGGCGATCGGCGGCAGTTGGAACCAGTACATGAACCGGGACTTGGCCGAATCGCGACTCGCGGCCGTCCTGCGGGCCACTGGCCGAACTGATGTCACACTGGGCGGCGTGCGTGACTACGCCGCGGCCCGCTCGCGGCAAACCATGTTTGGCGGCGACGACATCGTCAGTGCCGCCGCCACGCTCGCGCCGTTTCAGCATATCAAGGGGGAAACGTTTCATCAGACGCTCAAAGCCGCCCAAGACCTGGCGACGGTGATGGGGACCGATGTCACGAGCGCCGCCTACAAGCTGGGCAAGGCGATGGAGAATCCCCAGACGCTGTTGGCGTCACTCCATCAGGGCGGCGTCGTGTTCGAGGAATCGCTGAAGAAGCAGATTAAGGCGTTGGCCGAAGCGGGCGACTATCAACAGGCCCACGCCATGATTCTCGACGAGGTCGCCCGCCGCGCCGGCGGCGCGGCCGAGATCGCCGGCAAGTCGGCGGCGGGCCAGTGGAGCCAACTGAAAAGCGCGATCGGCGAAGTCGCCGAAGTGATCGGCGAAAAACTGCTGCCCGTTGTCACTTTCCTGCGCGATCAAATGCAGGGCCTGGCCGGCACTCCCACGCCCGGCCAAGACCACCACGTCAACAAGCCGCTACTAGGTCGCGCCTTAGGTGCGGCGTCGAATGCCGGCACATCGAGTAAAACGCTGCGCGAGCAACTGAATGATATTGTCGCGCGTCGCGATCAGCTGCGAGCAGAGGCGGCAGGGGTCAATGCGCAGCTGCAGGATCCCGGGCTGTTTGACGGCATTCCATTCTTGCGCAACATTTTCGGTTCAATTCGAGGGCACAATCTAGCCGCGCAGCACTCGGAAAAAGTTGGTGCGATCGACCGACTGAATGACGCCGAACAAATTCTGATTCGTCGGCTGCGCGCCGAACAAGCTCTAGACGCGACGCGGACCGGGGGAGGCGGGGCCGTAGCCAGGGCACTGGGCGTTCCCTCATTGATCGACGGCATCAGCAGCGCCGTGGGCGCAATTCCTGGTCAAGCCCGCAGTTGGCGCGACTGGGCCAACCGCCGTGGCGAGGAAATCCGTCCGGGCATCCGCAGCTTTATCAACGACGCCCGCGAGTTCGAGCAGTTCCGCAATCGTTTCCGCTCTCCGGAAGAGCAACGTGCGCAAGCGATGCGGCAGCTCGATCAATTCAGTAAATGGCTGACCCCGGAGCAGGCGGCGTTTGCACGAAAGCGGATTGACGACGATTTCGAACGGCAGTCGCAGCAAAAAAAACAGCGACCCCGTGCGCACAGCGATAGCCTGCAAGCAATCGAAAGCCGGTTTCTAACTCGCGGACGCAGCGTCTCTCCAGAAGTTGAGGAAGCCCGCAAGCTGAACAACGCCATGAAGCAGGCCAATAAGCTGCTGGCAAGCATTGACCGGCGCGTGAAAGCTCGCCCCAAAGTGATTAACAAGTTTTAGTCGATGGCCACGTTTGAAGTCACAGAACGAATCCAGGGAACTGACGCCGGCGAAAGCGACGGCCAGGACTCGACGCACGCGAACTCGCGGTTTTTCCATGTGCTCGTCATTGGCGATCCGACGGGCGTGACAGCCGCCACGGTTCGAGCGCTCGCGCCATTGCCTGGCATCGGCATGCCCCATCCTCAGCGGCCGCAACTGTTCTGCCGGCGGGTCAATGTCGACAAAGTCAGTCCAGTCCTCTACGAGGCCGAAGCGGAATACTTTGCCCCCACGGGAGGTGAACAAGAATCGCCCACGCTCAAGCCCGCGGTGCTGCGCTGGAGCCATGCGATCACCGACGAGGAAATCGACCAGACAGCGCAAGGTCTCCCGATCATCACGGTGACGGGCGAGAGTTTCGATCCACCAATCCGCCGGCAATTCGGCGACCTGGTTTTAACCATCGAGCGAAACGTTGCGGCCTTTGATCCACTGCTGGCGACCGAATACCTATTCACCACGAACAGTGACGCGTTCATGGGCTTTCCGCCTGGGTGCGTGCTATGCACCCAGTTTCAGGCCGACCTGGTGACCGAAAACGAGAACTTCCAATATTGGTCGCGCACGATCGCTTTTCAATTCCGCCGGGGCGCGCCGAACACTATCGATGCGAAGGCCTGGTACCGGCGCGTCCGGGCCGAAGGCTACTACATTCGAATTCCCACTCGCAACGGCAGTGCCGACCCCGCAAATGCCGATCGCAAGTTATTCCGCGCTTTCGACAGCGAAGGGCAGCCGACCGTGAAACCGGTGCTGCATAGCATTGCCACCGGCGAACTCATCGCTAGTAACGACGCGGCACAGTGGTACGAGTTTCCGGTCTATCCATCCAAGCCTTTTTCCCTGCTGCTTTCGATCTAATCCTTTAGCCCACTTCCCCGCCATGCCATCAACCGAATTCGTCCGCATTCCCGACGGCCTGATCGTTCAAGGCGATCTGATCGTCGTCGGCGCGTTCAGCATCCCAGCCGGCGCCGTACGCAACGCCACCGTCGCCAGCGACGCGGAGATCGCCCGCACCAAACTCGCGCTCGATTCGTTGCGCTCGTTCCCCATCGAACTCACGCGGTTGCGCGTGTGGGATGCGATCACATCGTTGCTGCCGAGCGCCGCCGCGGCCGATGACTTGGCGCTTATCGGCGGAACGTTTGGCGGTGCCTCGCCCTCAGTGCGCACCAGCGATGCCAAAGACACTTCCATCACCCAGCGCGCCCGCTTGCTCGTTCATCTGCCCGAAAGCTTTGAAACCGGTGGCAACCTTCGGCTGCGATTGCGCGCCGGCATGATTACTACCGTGGCCAACGGCACGGCGACGGTCGATGTCGAAGCCTACCAGTCCGACAAGGAAGGTGGCGTCGGCTCGGACCTGGTGGCGACCGATGCGACGACCATCAATAGCCTCGATTTCGCCAACATCGACTTTGTCATCAGCGCCGGGGCACTTTCGGCCGGAGCTTGGCTCGACATCCGAATCACGATCGCGATTACGGACGCTTCCACGGCCACGGCAGTAATTGGCGCCTTGGGGTCAATCGAACTGCTGGCGGATATTCGGGGATAACAGCAATGAAGCACGACGGAATGACGCTGGGCGACGAAGCAGCACGGCAGATCAGCGAGTTGGTCAATGCGCGCAAGAACGTCGCGCCGACGCCGCAACACCGGCGGCCGTCGAACTTTCGGCAGCCGGTACCGAATATAGTGTTTGCCGAGATTTACGGCAGCACGGTGTCGCCAGCAGCTTCGCAGGGAGAAATCAAGATTCTGCATTGGGTCGCTGCGGATGCGTCGTTCCAGCCGTGGAATGACGCCAACCCGTTGCCGTTCTACTGCGGCCATTTACCCGATGCAGAGTTCGAGGTCGACAGCAAACACTGGTTTATCTGGCGATCCGATCGCTCCATGTACATTCCGTTGGCACCGCCAACCAATCCCTCGGAGGCGGCCACTATTCGGTGGAAAAACACCGACAGCACGACCTGCCCGCCTTATGGCATCATCGAGATCATCGGGGCTGGCACCGACGGCGATGGCGACTTTTATATCGGTCGTCGACCAAGTCGCAGCAGCGATACATCCATCACGCGCTCGACCCGGCGCAGCAAGGTGTTCTACGTCAACGGCCCAACCGAAGTCGAGACGTTTGACACTGACAACTTTGGTGTGCTTGAAATCGGCTCGCCATTTCGCGCGGCGTACAACACCAGCGACGGCACGCCCACCGCGGGCGACACCTGGGGGCCGGAATACGATAGCTGGCTGCTGCAAAAAGAGCAGTCGGGATTTGTGGCCCTCGGCGGCGACATTGATGATGCGGAAGACCCGGCCGACAACACGGCGCTGTTCGCAAGGCCCACCAACGATTCATTTTTCCATGCGAATTTCTTGAACGGCGCGTACGAGTTCGAGGCCTACGCTGGGGTGCAGGACATTCCGATTAGCGAGCTGGTCAATGTGTCGCACCTGCGAGATTTTGAGCGAGATGAAGACGGTTGGTTTGTCTGCCTGAATCCCGGGCGATATTTGATTGCCTGCACGTTGGCATTCGTTGATGGGACCGACGAACCTGGCTTGCACTTCACGCCCTTTGAACCGATTTTGTCCGGGTTTATTTATCTCAGGGCAGGCGCCGGCGACCCGCCGGCCAATCGAACTCGCGTACAGACATTTGTTCGCGGGGCCGGTTTTTATTTGCAAACCTACAATTCTGGCGGCGATGCACTCGACCGATACCAGAACAATCAGCCAACCTCCGTGTCGTCGAGCTGCACGGCATTCCTCGAAGCCGGCGAGCGGGTTGGTATCACGTTCGAAGCGTCGCCAGAGACTGCGTGGACGTTAATCGTCACGGGCAGCTTGTGGGCAATCCGCTTGGAATGATCGGAGTAAAACTGTCGCGCCTGATTCTCGGCCGAGATCGTCAGACTTGGCGATAGTCGATCGAGCCGCGGCTGAGCTGAGCTCGCCGGTCCCGACGATGGGATCCGCCATCACTGCGAGTGGCGAGGTTTCCCGGGTTATAGGAGTGTGTCATAAAGTCATACATCTGCGGACCGCCTCGCCATGATCGGCGATGTCGCCGGCGAAACGCGGATTTGGCAAGTTAACTTTACAAATCTGCATTTTCCGTGCAAAACCGCCATCACCGCTCGCCGCATTGGGCGATGGTCGAGCCTCGGCGAACCCGGCGATAGCCGCGGCCATCGCCAGATTGGGCGAGCGGATCCTCTCGCCGCCGCCGACGATGGGCGATCGCGGCTCACTTGGCTGCATCTCGGTCGAGGGCGGCAGCCTGCTCCGCGGACAAGAGCGTCGCTAGGATGATCTGTCGCTCGCTTTCCGGGCGGCGGACGAAGTTGGCACGCCAGCGGCGAGCCAGGCGTTTGATTCTTTCCCGCTCGCGGAAGTTGCGCCCCGCCACGGGCAGCCTCCAGGCCGCATCGCCGGCGCAGGCGTGTGCGGATCCCGGCGGCTCGAAATTGCACCAGACGACTTCCGTGCGCGGCGAACCACGTGTCGTTACGCGCCGCTCGTGACGCTGCCAGTCGGCTAGCTGCCGGCGATAGAGCGCATGGTCGTAACCGCTGAGCATCACCGGGCAGCGCAACTGTTGGACGACGGCCAACAAGCGGCGATGATCCCGCTCGGTCAGCTCGTAGCGGTAGATCTTCTTTTTCACGCGCGTGGCTGGCAGATAGGGCGGGTCCAGATAAACCAGCCAATCCTCGTCGAGCGTGTCGAGGGAGTACTCCAGCCACTTGATTCCGCAACCCCGGCGGACCGCCAGGCCCGGCATGTCGAGCCGCCGCAGCCACTCGCAAACGGCCGCGTCACGATCGATCGCCACGGACTCTAGCGCCGGCGCCTTCCGTCGCCCGATCGCGAAACTGCCGGCGAACGGCTCGGCATACCGCACATGCATCGGCATCAGCCCGGCCAGCCACTGCCAAGTTCCGCCCGCGTTCTTTCCACCGGGATAGTTCATGCGTTGATCGCCCGCATCGCGCCCCCAAGGCATCCTGCACAGGCCGGCAAACCGTCGCCGGTCATCATGGCGAACTGCGAGGAAAACTTCTCGCACAAACAGCAGCGAAACGGCAATCTGAGCATACCTGGTTCGTCGCGGTTCCACTCACGAAACTCGGCTTGCAGCCTGGCAATCCTTGCACCCATCTCCGCAAGCATTCGTTGGTACATCGCTTCATCCATCACTCGCGAACTTCCTGATCGTCGGGTTTGATTTGGCCTTCGCGGATCTTCTCGGCCGCTTTGCGATCGTAGTCGTAGACCGTGTGCGTCGTACCGTCATGCATTTGGATCACGGCCACCGGCTGACTGAAGGCCCCCATCGGCTGTCTGTGCGTCTCGATAACCGATACGACAAAGGCCGGGTTGATGTGGATCGACTTGCAGACGTGCGTGTAGCTATCGGCGTTAAACAGGGTGAATTTGATCATCGAAGGAAAGCTGTGAGTTACGAGCAGTGAGCATTGAGCGCGGGCAATTCGTTCCACTCGCGGCCGTCTAGCATGCGGCCGGCTGCTTTTTTGCCGACGCCGTATAGGGTCATGGAGCCTTCCTCGCACAGGCAATCGTCGATCCACGAGGACGGCTGGCGATCGTGAAACTCACCATACGGCGCGTTGTTGCGGCGCGGGATGTTGTCAGCAACCCACCATGGCGCCCACTCGCCCCACTGTTTGAAGAAAAACGGCACGCCGGCCGCAACGCATTGATCGCGTAAGCCGCGTGCCCAATCAGGATGCATCGGCCGGGCGTGCGGACCCGACTCGCCGCCGCAGATGACCCAATCGATCGGCCCCGGCATGTCGCTGTGATTCGTAAAACCGCCGCGAGGCGCACCGAGCTCAGCCGACGGCCCACAACCGGAGACGCCTTCCCGGTTCCAATAGCCACATCGCAAGACGTCGACGCGATGATTCGGAATGTCAGGCCAGGCGACGGACGTGAGATCCACCGGCCCCAACAGCGGCTGGGCCGACACGAACAGCACAGGAGCCAGCTTGCGACACTTGAGCAGCTCGGGAATGTTTTGATCGGCGTCGGCTTGGTTGGCGATGCTGGTGCCGAGCCAGACGTTGGGGCGAGGCTGCCAGATTCGGCCGTCGCCTTCGTTTTGCGAAACATGGCCAGGTACTTTTTCAGTCCAAGCGTCGTAGGTCATCCGTCGAATGTTCTCGGGCCGCTTCGTCAGCAACAACCAATCCAAGTTCGGCGTGGCGTCGATCAGCGCGAACAGCTCGCGGCGGAGGTCGTTCATGGTGGCCAGACGTTCGCCGCGCGAGCGATCGACCGTCGTCTCTCCCGACTTGCAGACGCCGCGATCGTTGCGCCACCACATCAGCGGACGGAAGATCTCTTGCTGAAAGCCGTTCTCGGGGCAAGCGGGCACGATCTCGGCACGCCCTGACGAAATGTTGCCAGGCCAATCCTCAAACACATCGGCAAGGCTCGCACAAAACACGCGTGGCCGATTCGACTGCGGGCACGCGTCGCTATGGTCGCCAGCATTACAGTCAAACGATTGGTCACACGCCGCCGCGCGATTCCACGCCAGCGGCTTGCGCCAGTTGGCTGCGCTCGTCTTCACCCGCGTGCCGTGCGGCCCCCACTGCACCTTGCCCAGCCGCTTCGCCATGTCGCGCTCGGCGTAGCAGTGCTCGCAACCGGCCGCGACTTTCGTGCAGCCGATCCAGGGATTGAACGTGTGCGTGGTCCATTCGATTTTGGAGTTTGCAGCCATCGCTAGATGTAATCCTCCTCGTCTTCCCAGTTGTCCTGGTGATCGTCCGGCGCCGGCAGCCGGGCTGGCGCCGGGGCCGAGAATTCGTAGAAGGGCACTTTGCAGAAGCTGGCCGCGGCGCGGCGGGCGGTTTCTTCCGAGCAGGGCGTAATCGCATAAATGCTGCCCGCGCCGAACAGCTTGGTGAACGCCGGCACTTCACCAACTTCGGGCACGTCGATGCGGACGAAGTTCGTCCCGCCGAGCGCTTCTTCGGTCACCAGCCCGGCATACCGCTGATGCCCCATGATCTCGACGATGCACCAGGAGCGAAACGTACTGTTGGTGTCGGTGGATTCGTTCAGGTTTGCCTCCATCAGTTTTCCTCGTGGTGTTTGAGCACTCGCGGAATTCTCAAGGTTCCGCGCTCCAGCATTTGCTGCATGTGGGTCTCGTCCTCGCCGCCGAAGATCAGAATGGTGGCGTCGTTCAAATCGGCCACGTCGTCCGGTTCGACTTCCGCCATCATCGCTTTCAGATCAATCAGAATTGGCTTCCCTTCCAGCAGCCGTTGGCAGTTGCCGCGAGACAGCCCCAGTCCGATCATGGTCCTGCCATCACACTCGCCCAAAAACTTAATCATCGATTTCTCCTTGGTCTCGGTGCCCGCTGTGGCTCCGTTACAGTTTTTCCAGTTCCGCTTCCAACTCGGCGCGCAGCCGGGCGATGATTCCAAGAACTGCCCGGCGCACGTCGACGGCAAATTCCGGGAAGTCGCTCGAGTAACAGACCCCCGTGGCCGCGCGCTCGCCCTTTTTGGTCACCTGCACGGGATAGGCTTCGCGCTCCTCGCCGACTGCCAGGTGCAGCTTTTGAATCTGGCCCGATTCAATTTCTTTCTGCGCTTGGGCCAGCTTCCGGATCTTCTCGAGCAATCGTCGGCCGTTGCTGATCCGGGCTTCGCATTCCCTCAGTTCATCTTCCGTCATCGCTCCCTCCGTGGCTCGGTAGACATAAGTAGTAGGCGGTAGGCGGCTGGCGGTAGGCGGCGGGGGCAACGAGCCATCCGCACCATCCGCGATGGGATCAACTTCCAAACATCCAGCGAACGGCGGCAAGCGCGAGCTCGCAGAGCTTCCATGTGGCTAAGCCGCCGACAACGATGAGCAGCGCCGCGACGACGCGGCAAAAACGGCACATGATCAGCATCGATCGTTCGTCCATGAGTTTGACTGGTAGGCAGTAGGCGGCTGGCGGTGGAGGCGACGAGCATTTCCATTGCCGCCCGCGCGATTTGTAAAACAACTCCGTGATCTCAGTGTCCTCAGTGGCTACAGGTCAAAGAGGTCACCGCTGACATCGCGCGTGGCGTCGACGATTTCGACGTACCGAACGATGCCCTTGCGGCCTTCGATGGTGCAGTGCAAACCGTCTTTCTTGCATTCGATCGTCGGTTCGCCTTGCGCTGCGAAGCGCCACGCGACGATGCTGCACCCGGCGAAAAACAAACTACGCTTGACGGCTTCGACCGCGGCATTGCGGTTCGGATCCTTCTCGATGACTTCCTCCAACCGATGTACCGGACAACTGAGCGCCAGCTCGATCACGCGGCTACGATCGTGCATCGTGATTCGTTCGGCCGGTTTGCGTTTCAATTTGGTCGCGGTCATAGTATCCTCCACGGTTTTGAAAGTACCGGTCTCTCCCGGCTGTCACACCACTTAATGGCTTCGAGCCTAACCAACGCGTGTGTCGCGTAGCCCCCGGCAATTCACCCTTTACGTTGCCACCGGGGAGCAGAGCGTATCGGGTTCCTCTTTCGAGGAATATGCATGGCCAGCTACTTGCTGACTTGAAGACTCATTCAGATTCCTCCACTCGTAAAACGCCATGCAATTCGATCAACGCATCGCCCAGCGGCGAAAAGTTTTCGTGATCGTAGACTTGGCCTTTAGCCGCTGGGTCGTAATGTGTTGGGCTATCGTTCGACAGCAGCACTACGCCACGGTCGGAGCCTTCCGTGCAGACGATTCGTTCAAGCAGCCTGCGTGCATCGCGAATCGTGCAACGCAAATACGTCAGCTCGATAATCACCTCGCGAACCTGCGATTCAAACACTGCCCTTTCAGCAACATCCCCGTCGATAACATTCATTCGCAGTGAGGCGTTTAGACGATCTTCAATTCGTGCCATCGCTACACCGTGACTTTCGTTTTGAGGTTCCAGCGATCACTTAGCACCAACTCTTCTCCGCAAAACGGGCAGTAGGATGCAAGGATCCTCTTTGCCTGCCCACGCTTGCCATTCATCTTGTAGGTCGACAAGAAGACTTGATTCGGGTCAAACAGTCCCTGCTCCAAGGCCGTGTCGTGTTTCGCTAGTTCGCGATTCACGACCTTGAAGCACCTGTGTTCTTTAAACCTTGGCATTGGTTGCGACCTACTTGGTAATTCGTTCAACGGATTTGCGTTTTGAGCTTGGGTGTTTGAGCCTCGATCGCTCGCAGCAGCAGACTGCGCAGCGTCCCTTTCGGAACCGGATTCCGGCGCAGGTCGGCTTCGTAGAATCGCCGCTCGGCGGGTGATGGCAGAATCGACCGCGCCAGCTCGTCGAGCTGAGCTGTCGAGAGCCGGTCGAGCGACGGGCCGAACCGCGCCTCGAGCGTCGCTTCGGCGCGCTGCGCTTCGGCCATTTGCCGCCGCTGGACCGCGGCGGCCGCTTGTTGTTCGCGCGCACTTTCCGCCAGACGAGCGAGTCGGGCGTGTCGGGCATACTCGGGCGATGGCGGGGGCCAGAGCCGAGCATCGGTTGCGGCGTCGCCAGGGGACGCTCGCCGCAGACAAACCAGCAGCGCGCCGCCATGCCAGGCAGGGGCCTGTGCGTGGAAGTGCGCGATCGCGGCGCGGACAAAGCAGGGGCTCAGTCCACGCGATTGGGCCGTGGCGATGGCCGTCTCGACGGCCGCAACACCGCACGTGCGGAGCAGGGGCTCCAGCGCGGCGAAGCTTTCCTCCTCCCCCTCCACCCCGCCAACGTCGAGCGTCGCGGCAGGGGCCACGCGCACCGATGGGCTTTGGGGGGTAAGGGGGGAGGGTATAAGCTCTTTAATAGAATCTTCTAATAATTCCTTATAATGGCGCTCCGCCACTTTGGCGGCACCCTCCGCCACTTTGGCGGCACCCTCCGCCACTTTTGACTTTTCAAAAGTAACGGCCGGCGACAACGCGAGTGAACGAATCCGGCGCCAATCGACGCGCCGACGAGCGCGGCCGGCGTCCCACCAAAGTGACACCATTCGGTGGTCGCGCAGGAGTTTCAAACGCCGTTCGAGTGTGCGCTCGCTGATCGGATGGCCATCGCGGCCGCAATGCCTCGCCAGCGTCCGTGCGTGCGCGGCGCAGCCCTGTTCGTCGCTGTAGCGATCGATGTAGATCACGATGGATTCGAGTTCGTAAAGCATTCCCGAAAGTCGCACGCCCAAGTTTCGCAGCGCCCCACGCACAAGCGCCCGGCGTTCCGTCTCATGCTGCGCCCACGTGGGCAGCATGCTCTGTTGCCGAGCATCACGGCCTGGCCGTCGTGTCATAAACCGCATCCTGCAGGAGTTTCATCGCCCTGACCCACGCTTTTAGGCAGGATTTACCGGGTCGACAGGATTCGACTCGATCGCCAGTTCGTGGCCATCCTGTCCTGGCGCCCCAACCACTGATCGCTGATCCCCAATCCCAGCGGCAGCCGTCTGCCGCGAGATGGCGTCGTAGACTTCGCGGCGATGCACCGGCACTTCCTTCGGCGCGTCGATGCCGAGGCGCACCTTGTCGCCGCGAATCTCGACGATGGTGATGACGACCAATTCGCCGATGACGATCTGTTCGTTTTTCTTCCTGGATAAAACAAGCATGGGCTCCTCCGTGAAATGAATCAAAACATCGAACTGATATCCCGTCGCACGCCGCCTACCGCTCCTCAATTCCGCTCCGCGATCCACCTCGCGATGCCAATCAATCCCGGCGTGTTGGTCGGTAGCGCGATCGCCCGCGTGGGCCAGCAGCAGAAACAGCAGGGATGCACCTCTCGGCCGGTGGCGACGATGCCCTGCGCCGTCTTGATGGACATCCACACGGGCCGTCGGCATCCGACGCAGGGCTGGACCTCGTAAAAAAGCCCAGGTCCCATCGGCGGCGTGCCACAATCCTTCACCCGCGACGCGAGCACCAGGCAATGCTTTTGCGTTTCCGTTGCCATCTCAAGAAACCTTTCGTGTCGGATCCGAACCGCCTACTGCCTACCGCTCCTCAATTCCGCTCTGCGATCGCACGCAGTTCGTGCTGCGTCACGGCTCGCAACGCTGCTCGTAAAGTTTCTGGGCCGATCGCCGCCTTCAGCATGGTGTTTTTGGGCATGCACTCGAGGCAGCACGGTTTGGCGTGCTGCCCCGCGCGAGCGCAATCCCTCACCGTCGACTCCGAAAGCCACACCGGTTCGCCGCACTTGATGCAAACCTTGGCCGTGGCGGCGATCGGCGGCACTGGCAAATCGCTGATGCGATAGACCATCACCAGACAATCTTTCATGGCTGGGCCTTCTTCATGGGCTGACATCGCAAGTCTCCAATCGCTCTTCGAGGTCGCGCGCATAGCGCTCGGCTGCCTCGATAAACAGTTCAGTCGCATCGCACCGCCGTCCCCAAGGCTGGCCGTCCATCCAGTGGCAAATGCCGCGGAACAGGTCGACCAGCAGATCGCGATCGAGCTGCGGATGCCCGCGCCGCACCGCAAACTGGCACAGCACATTACGAACTTCAGCCGTCAAACGCTGTTCGCAGTAAGCAACCAGCGGCAGGCTGCGGGCGGCGGTGAGTGATTTGTTTTCCACTGGAGAACCCGTTTGTTGGCAGTTGTCAGCGAACGGTAAAAGCAAACATGTACGCATCCTCCCCGGTGTCGTCGTAGAACGACCGGAGGATCGATTGGGCGCGAAATCCTTGGGCGCGGGCGAATAGTTGCGCGGGCACGTTGCTCTCGCGGATCTCGAAGAAGATGTGTCTGCGGTTGAGCCGGCCAAGCCGGCCTTTCAACCAGTCGAGCATTGCGGCGCCGACGCCGCTCCGCCGAAACTTGGGATGGACCGCGAAACTCAGGACATGAAACCGGCCGGCATGCAGCTCGTACACAATGTAGCCAGCCCGCTCTTTTGCCCCGTTCGGTCCGAATTCGGCCACGACGCCGATGCAATTGCGCTGTCTGAGGCAGCGTATGAAGTCGTCCTCCGCCCAAGGGAATTCGAAACTCGCCCGTTCGATCTCGAGCACGTCGGGCAGATCGCGGCGAATCATCCAGCGCATATGCGTCTGCGACGCGGTAGGCGATTGGCCGCGGACTGTGGGCGAAGCGTCGTTGGACATCGATGGCTCCTTGAGTGAGTTCAGTTTGGATTGTTTTCTGTGCTGCCTACTGCCTACCGCCTACGCCCCTTTCGGCAGCGCACGCCAGGCGACGTACAAGTTGCGCAGCGCCTGGCCGTGGGGCGTTCCGTAGCCGAAGTCGCCCGGCGCGCCGAGCTGCTTCGAGGCCTTCACCAGGGCAGCTTTGATCTGGGCAATTGGGTCGGCCGCGTCGACGCACATTTCGGCCTCGCGGGCGAGTTGGGTGAGGGCCGCCCAGAATGGCGGCCGCAAGTCCGACAGTTCCGCTTTGTTCTCGTGCATCGCGGTGCGCAGCTTGCCGATCGCGAAATACACCGCGTCGAAAGCCCGCTGCTGCTCCGTGTTTAAGGTTGCCGTCCCCATTTCAAACTTCCTCCGTTTTGCGTTTTGAACGTTGCACTCACCCCGCCGCCTACTGCCTACTGCCTGCCCCCTGCTGCTCAGCGGGCTTCTCGTTCCGCGCGATTGCGGCATTCGCAAAGAACACGGCCGTTTCCAGATTGGTCAGCGCCAGCGATCGTTCACGCGACGGCGGGCACTGCATCAGCAACATGCCGGCGAACAGTCCTGCTTCATGGCGGATTTGCCCGTAGCGTTTGATCTGCGATTCGCTGGGCGCGTGATAGGTGAAATCGTTCTTGAGACGTTCGATCTCCTCGCTTGTCGGTGTATACATCCTTCCTCCATTTCTCATTTTGCGTTTTGCACTTTGCATTTACTGAGCCCGCCAATCCGGCGAGCGGCCTTCCCGCGCCGCTCGCCGGGGTGACACATTGGGCCGACGGCGATCCTCGCTGTCTCTCCTTGCCGAAGCGAGCCGCGGCCTCCGGCCGTGGCCATCAAGAGCGGAGACCGGCGATCGGTGGTCAGAGGGTTAGGGGGTAACCGCTCGGCCTCATACCGCTCGCCGCTTGCTGCTTCATAGAGCCTCCTTTCAGTTAAGGGTGTGCCAATGTGTGCGAGCCCAGCGCTTAAAACAGCGTTCGCTGCCGCGGGTCGACGGGCGCCGAAACCGGCAGGTCGAAAATCTTTGGCAAGCGACGGATCAAGTACCCGTCGACGTTCACGTAATAGCGTTTCGTCGTTTCGCCGTCGCTATGGTCTAGGGCTCGTTTTGCGACTTCGAGCGACCGCTTGGCGCCGACCTTCGCCATCTGCGTGCCATGCGTGCGACGCCAGGCTTGAGGCGACAGCATGTCGTCAATCGCGATTCCAGCGAGTTGCTGTAGCTCTTCGTGCTTGTCGCTGAAATGCTCGTAGCCGTAGTTCCATGGATAGGCGAATTCGCTCGGTTCGGGCAGCGCGGCATGCAAACGGTCGATCGCCGCCAAGGCAATTGGGTGGAGATATTTGAGTGTCGGCTTCCGCGTTTTCGTTACGGCGGATCCCGGCAAATTTAGGATTGCACCCCGGCCTGGCGCAAGCCGCTCGATCATCGACATCCGGATTGCCATCTGAGTTCCGGCTCGCACTCCGACATAGTAGAGACCAACCAGAAACGCTTCCCACCAAAGGTGACACGGATAGGTGGGCCGCATTGTTTTTCCGCGTCGCCGTCCCCAAGTCATCAGCTTGCATGCTTCGAGCAGTCGTCGCGCAACGGGGATGGTAAAGGGCCGTTTCGGCGAAATCCCTGCGGCTGCGCTGGCTTCGAGCGACAAATACGGCCGTCGGCTCAAAAGTTCAGCCGTGGGCTTTCGGTCATCGACAGTCGGTCCCAGGCGGTAAAAGATCGCACGCAAAGTGCGTATTACTTTGGCTTGCGTTCCCGGCTTGAGTGGGTACTCACGACCCTTCGGGCTCCGGCGATAGGTGGCGACGCGCAGGTGCTCAAGAAACTTTGCAGTGATTCGTTGATCCGCGATGAGATCGCGGAGCGGCGGATTCGCTGTGAGACGCTCCCACCACTGGACCGCTTCCCAGATCATTGACTCGGTGCCTTCGGCGCTGTCCTTGCCACGCGAAACGACTGGGATGTACCACGCCGAGACAAACTCGAGCACCGTCATCGAGGCTGATAGTGGCGGCGTCGAGTCGACGCTTTCGCTTGTCGGCGCGATCTCCGATGGATCGAAAACACGCAGGAATGCCGGCGCTGTCGTGTGCGGAATCGTTTCAGGAAGTGACGACATAAATAGGCCCTTAAAACGCAGCGCAACTGCTCCAATGCCTCCCTCGCTGGCGCTGCTGAATCCTCGCCCTCCGCTGCTAAGCACATCAACTAGCGGCACCGCCGCCAGATTCCATTGCGCTGTGTCAAAGTTGCCAATCATGAATTGCCCCCAATAGGCGTTGCCGGCGTATCGATTTCGTCTGCCGCCGGCAGCATCTCGAGAAACGCGATCATGCGTGCGCTGTCGGGCGGTGCGATCCGCGCGAAATGCGGATCGCGGCGATACGACGCGATTGCGTCTTGTGCGGCTTTCGATGGCATGCCAGTCAGCAGCCAACGGACCGAGACACCGAGCAGGTTTGCGATCCGATTTGCGTGACCATCGTCGGCGATCGACTTATCGCCGTTGAAATACGCCTGTAGTAGTCCGGCTTCAATGCCACTGAGACGCGCAAGTTGTTTTACGTTAACGCCCGCATGGTAGAGGGCGCGCTCGAATCGCAGCGCATCGGCGGCGGTCAGCTCATTCGGCATGATCGGCCTCCCGCGAGGACGCTTTTCTGGCGTGCGACTGACAGGCACGCTTAGCTGCCGTTAGGTCGCGATGGTTCGAGAGCGGCAACTCGCGATCAAATGCGAACGCCAGGTAGCGACCGCTTCGGTCCGGATATCGATCGATGCGGTAGCGGCCGCAGAGGCTAATCCATCGCATTCGTCGGTCGCCGATGACCGTCGCCTTTTGCAGCCGCGGTCGTCTCGGCCACACCAGCTGCGATTCCCTGGCACGGCGCTTGCGAAGTTTGCGGCGCTGTCTTCGTCTCGATCGACGGGGATACAAATCGGCCAGCATGTGCGCCTCCATTAGTGCGCACCCACTTGCGCACGCCGATGCGCAGGGGCAAGAGCGCATCGGCGGCGCGTGGGTGGCATGCTCGGGACCAAGGCCGTAGAACCGCCGTCAAATTCAGGCGGAAACCAGCGGCCCTAACGTCGGTCTGTTTTGGCAAGAGACCGACGTGCGGCCACGCCCGAGAGGCGTTGAGACGACGCATGGCGTGTTGATCGCGCCGGCGCCGAAAAGTCGCATGTGCGGAGACTTGCCTGAATTTGGTTGGCTGGCAGTGGGTGATTAGGCCATCGCCGTCAACGGTGGGGCATCATGCCAAACTTTGAAAAAGATTGCAAGCGATTTTTTCGAAAAGTTTTATTTCGATTCGTTCTGGTTGTGGCTGTAAGCCATCGCGAGCGCTAGCACCCAGCCCAAACCAGACCAACCGAAAAACAGATTGATGACCGCGATCGCACCGGCTTGATGGTGATTTCGCTCCCATGCGACAAGCGCCGGCAGGAAGTACGCAAAGATAATGACCGCCCAAACCGCGAAGCTCATCATCCCCTGTTGATCATCGCCGGAACTGTTCGAAATCATTACCATCAGTGCCAAAAACCCAAACAAGATAAGCAAGTTCCTGGTCGTCGAGTTGCGCTTTCTCTTCGCCTTCTCCTTTTGGCGACGTTCCGTCTCGGCTTCCTTGATTTGTTCGTCGGCAATTTTTCCAAACGGACACCCACAGTACGGGCACGTTTCGGCGCGAAGTGAAACTTCGCGATAGCAATCGGGGCACGATCCCAAACGAGCGTTCGCGAGCGGTGGAAGTGGCGGGGCCGCGTGCGCTGACATAGATACGGTTGGGGTTTCTTCGATCTCCAACTTCGGCGGCAGACTCGCGGCGGGGAGAATCGAATCATCCACCACGATAAACCGCTCGTCGCAACTATTGCAGCGGGCATTCTTGCCGATCGCCGCGCGCGGTGCGTGCAGCTTTTTCTGACAAGCAGGACAACTCACTTCGATTCGATCAGCGGCAGTTTTCATCGCAGCCCCCACGGCGAGAATAACAAGAGAGGCAGTCCAATTGACTGGGCACCCATTCTAGCTATGCAAAAGGCTGATTGCACGCAGAAAGTCCGGTAACTTCCGCCTAATCGAGCCGAGTCAGCGTAACATTCTCGAGGACCGGCGACGGCTCGGTATTGAGCTCGCGAATCGTGCCTTTGATCTCGTATTTTGTGTCGAGCTTGGCGGCCTTCATGTATTCAAGGCTTGGCTCAAATGGGACAATGACTTCTGTCTCGCCAACCCGAAAATACAAAACGCCCGAGTCCGCCGTGCTGAAGGCGCGGTAGTAGATGCCTTCCCATTTGACATGTTTCCCGACGAATTGCTTTGACACCTCGCCCCGCATCAGCGGCGGCGCTTCCACGACGATTTTTTTGATCTGATCTGGTGTAGGAGTTGGACTATGCTCGCGGTTCTCGGTGCTAGTGGATTCTGGGAGATTTGGTTTGTGTGCTATACGACGATCGTCCTGGTGTCGTTGTGCTGCGGCCAGAAGAGGATTATCCGGCTTCTTGAACGAATTGTTTTCAATCGCAAACGCCGCGATCGTGACGATACCGGCCACAGCGAGGATCACATGATACCAGGCGCGAACAAATGCCCATGTTGCGGAGCGGAGCTTCTCAGTTAGCGCTGGCGACTTCTTCGTCCGTGGACGTGCCATACGGCCTCCGTGTCGTCGAAAATCAAAAAAAGACCCTGCCGGATAATCAGTCCGGCAGGGTGCCGGCACCGGCAGGCCCGGCGTCGGTCTTCATTCTTGGCGATCTCGGTTAGCCCAAATTCAGGCCGAAAAGCCAACCGACCTCGATCAAGAATTTATCTTCGACTGACTTGCTAAAAGAAAAAGAATTAGGGCAAGAAAAACCAATGAGGCCGTTGGGGCTCGAACCCAAGACCTACGGATTAAAAGGATTGCGGTTTAGCCTCTCTCCGACTTCACTCAAATCTCGCCCGGCAGAGAGGCTCGTTTTTCTCGACGAAAACGGCAGCACCGTGCCGGTAGACCATCGGATCATCTGTCCGATGGTCTAATCTTTGTGCCTCAAACTCAGACCGATCTCCGCTAGCACGACGAAGGATGCGATCGACTCTCGGCAGTAGGGGCGGGGGCGGGGTTTTCGGCGCTGGGGAAGCTCGAAGGGCGGCTTCGGGGCGTTGGCGGGGCCAGGGTTCTTTGACGGCCGGCTCGTCGATCGGGGATGTGGCGAACGCGAAGAGCCGTTGGCGGGCGTTGTATGGACGGCGGCGGGGCATGTGGGGCGGCAGGCAGCAGGCGGTAGGCGGTAGGCGGCGAGGGCAAGACAAAGGAATCCATTTTCCACTTTGCACTTTGCATTCTGCATTTCCTCCAGGGTGCGCCTTTTGGTATTCCGCCGGCGGCGGCTACTGTGGCCCCTAACCACTGACCCCTGATCCCTGCCCCCTGATTCGCTTCGGCACAAGGAGCGAATCGCCGTGGCACGTACCCGCAAATCTGCCGCTGATGATGACGGCTTGCTGCCGCTCGAACTGGTCGCGATCGCCCACCTCGGCAAAAAGGCCGAGACCGTGCGCGATGTGCTCGACATCGGAGACGGCCAGCCCGTCAACTTCAAACTGCACCTGTTCGGCGGCGTCAATGTCGGCTCACCGACCAGCTACAAGACGCCGGCCAAGCCTGACCTGGTCGACGTGATCGCCCTGGCCCTGATGGGCTCGACTCGCGCGGTCAGCGAACTGACCGATCGACTCGCCAAGGCCTATCGCCGGCTCGGTCCCGAAGACTCGCCGACGATCGACGAAAACCTGCGCAAACAGGCCAAGGAAATCATCGTCAGCCTCAGCCGCGAGCGCGAAGTGCACCAACGCGGCCGAGTCTCGGCCGCGCTGCAGTACGAGCTGCTCGGCAGAGAGTAGGCGGCGGGCAGCAGGCAGTAGGCGGTGAAGACAGAGAGCCGGCAGCTATGAGAAATCCCAATCGCAACTTGAACCGGTGCCTGCTAAGCCAGGCCGACATGCACAAAGCGCGAATGCGCGGGCATGGCAAGCCGATTTATCGCGGTGTGATGCTCTTCAATTACCGGATTGCGAAGGTGCAAGTGTTCAACCGCGTGCCGATCGGGGAGGCGAAATGACAAACACTCCCGTCAAGGCGATCTTTTTCGACACGTTCAACACGGTCTACGCGATGGATCGCTGCCGCCGAGACGAAATCGAGGCTTACGCCGCGCATATCGCCAAGCCGGATTGGTCGCCGCTGAATTTGCCGGAGCGTTGGAGCAAGCTGCCAGCGTGGAACGACGTTATCAAGGCGCTGCCCTCGCTGCGAGACGAGTTCATCTGTGTTGCATTGTCCAACGGCCCCATCGACGTGCAAATCGCGTTGGCTCGTAATTCACGGCTGGACTGGGATTTTATTGTGCCTCTTGAGGCATACCACGTCTTCAAGCCCAACGTTCGCGCCTACCAAGTCGCGGTTGATTTGGTAGGCGTGCATCCGTCAGAGGCAATGATGGTCACCGCCAACCGCGACTTTGGCGACCTCGAGGGCGCGGCGTCGTGCGGCATGCAGTCGATGTGGATCGACCGCAAACACGAGGCGGCGGGTTATCCGAACGATTTTCGCGGGCTGCTGGAAAGGCTGAAAACATGATGACTGTCCGCGAGCGAATCATCGACATGGTCAATCGCGGCTGGACGGTTAGTTTCCCGGCACATTCGCGAAACATGCGCGCTTACGCCGTGCGGTGCGTTCGCGAGGGGCACGAATGCCAGCGTGGCTTTCGCAAGCACGGCGACGACAAGGATTTCGAAGAGGCCATTGCCCGGGTGCACCAAGACGTGCAGGAAGTCGACCACGACGAGACGACATGATTTCAAAAACGTTTGAGCAAGTGTGGGACGAGCTGCTCGCGCGGCGGGCCGACATGCAGCATGCGCAGCTTCGCGATGAAGTGAAGCTGACCGTGCTTGATCTGCGGACGGAGCTCCAGGCGGCTTATCAGCAGGGCGCCTTGCATGAGCGCGAGCTGATCGAACAGGCCACGCTTCGCGGCTGAGCCCCCACTAGGTACAATAATTCAGCACTCACGGTGCACGATGCCACGCTCTCCACTTTCACCCGCGGTGGTGGCGCAAGCCAAGATGGTGTATTCGCAGTTGGGCAGTTC